GTGCTTCCTTACGCTGAATACCTCGAACTCACCCAGAAGGATCGCCCCGTTAATCCCCGCATCCCTGCGGATGGAACGATCCCCCATGAAGTGGTCCAGCTGTCCTTCAAGAACGACTGCAGCCTCATCCGCGCTTGGCGCGAATACCTCGGCATCACCCAAAACGAAATGGCCCAGCGCGTCGGTATCCGTCAGCCCAGCTATCTGGCCATGGAAGCCACTGGAGCCAAGCCTAAGAAGGCCACCAAGCAGCGCATCGCTGACGCAATGGGCATTCTCTATGATCAGATAGACGGACAAGTCATGGTTGCGGGGGCCGGGCTTGAACCGGCGACCTCCGGGTTATGAGCTCGGCGCGCTGCCCAGATTTCCCCCGGACGGCGCTACAACGAAAAACGGCCCTCCGTCGGGAGAGCCGCGTAATTCCTGGAGGCGCAAGCCGGAATCGAACCGACGTACACGGATTTGCAATCCGCATGCACGGTCTAGGGTTAATGCGGGTTTGAGGCCTATTTCCGCTCCGCAAATGTTGGTTATCCACAGGCTGGAGAAGCAATAGTGGCGCGGCACCACCGAATTTTGCGGAGCGGATTTTAGCGCGTCGGGCCCACCTTTTCGCCCCTTCTGTTGCGAAGGTAGATCTCCGTGGTGGATAGGCGGCTATGCCCCAATTGCTTCTGAGCCTGGCGGGCATCTTTGGCTGACTCCGCCTTGTCGGTGCCAGCCTTGGCGCGGAGATCCCGGAACTGAAAGTCGCCGTCAGGGACGCCAGCTGCTCGCCTGGCCTGTTTCAGCCATTCGGAGATGGTGCGTGCCATCACCGGACGGCCGTAGCCATTCACCACCAGGGCGGTTGTCACGACCTTGAACCGATTCCGACGTTCCCGAATCCGCGCGATGACGGTTGCAAGTTCACCGACCACTTCGATGCGGACCTTCGTGCGTGTTTTCGCTTGCTTGACGGAAAGCACCCCGTCCTTGATATCGTGGTCAGTCATCCGCGCCGTGTCGGACGGTCGTTGTCCGGTCAGATATGCGAGATCCATGGCGTCGCGCAGCGGCCAATCTGCGACTTCCCAGACCTTCCGGTACGCAGATTCTTCGACGTATACGTCGCGACCTTCCTCTTGGTTTCGGGCGATGCCCAGGCAAGGGTTTGAGGCATCCGTCATGCCGGAATCGCGGGCATAGTTGAAAATGTGGCTGAACAGGGCAATTTCCCGATTGGCGCGGACGTGCCCGGCCTTTGCCGGAACTGGCCGACCTTTGCTCAAGAACCATTGTCGCGACCGCTCGCCGCGCCAGGTCATGTATTGTCGGATGTTGACCGGGCGGATCAGTCGCAACGGGGCGGGCGGATCGTCGAAGAACTGATAAAGGAATTCCAGCTCGATCAGGTTATCGCGCTGGCTACGCGCCGATTTGTTGGGCAGAACGTCGCGCACATAGCGTTCCGCCGCTTGCCGGAAGGTCGCGTCCATCGGAAGGGGGGCTTTTTCGAGTTCGGCCCATTTTTGGACTGCAACGACGTAATCCGGTCCAAGGGGAATTTCTTTGCGAGGCCGGCCGCCGGCGTCGTAGTAGTAGAACGTACGGCCGCTCTTTTGCCGGCGCGCGCGCATTCCCCGCGGCAGGTTTAGATTTTTGTACGGCTTGCGTCCCATGTCATGCAGCCCTCAGTACCTTCGGCTGCCAAGTTTTCGAAGCAGCCTCGACACTCTTGTTTGCGCCAGCGATCGCGGACCAGAGAATCATAGGCCGGCCGCGCGCATTGATGTGAAAGGGGATGCCCTGGGAACGGAGCCATTCAGCCTGCAGCTGCTCCCTATGGATAGTTTTCCCAGCGACTCGTTTCCCAGTCCGGATTCCCGTAAAGTTTGCGGTTTGTTGCGGCGTAAGGAAAGGATCCTCGGTCATGATGGATGCCTTGTGTAGAACTGATGGAACTATGCGGCGCCGGGCATCCACGAATCATTGTGGTCCCGGCAGTGTGATCCGGAGGTCGCCACCGGCGTCCCCTCGGGCTGGCCGGGTCCCCGCCAGCGATTATTCATGGCGCCCATCATCCGTATATTCGAACTCGATGCGGGTGATGACCGTGTAGGGCTGGCACCCTTTATGGCTGGCGCAGAACATATGCACCCACTCCGACGGCCACCGGTAATGCGGATGGTCGGCGAACCCCTCGCGGCGCACTTCCTCAAAGCCGTAATCCAGATCATCCAGCATCATGCGCAGTGGCTCGCGCCGCACGCTGACGATGCGGATCGGCCCGCGCAGCGCCTGGATCTTCTCGCTAGGCCGCAGGCCCATGGCTTTGAGGACCGGGCGCACCAGGTCGCCGGGTTTGAGGAACGGCCAGCCCGCGCGCCGTGTCACGTCCTTGGTGCCGGCGCGGATCTGGTCCGTGGTGAGGGCGAAGCTCATGTTTCGCATGCCAGCTCCTTCTCCGTTGCCCATACTCGCCGCGGCTTGGGCGCATCCTTGCCGGCCCCAGCTACCCACCGCGCGCGCGGCTGGCCGCCGGTGACGTCCCAGCCTTCGATGTGGATCTGGCCGCGCCGGTGCAACTTGTCCACCGTCTCACGCACGGGCTTGCTGAATTCGCCCAGCTGGCGGGCCAGTTCGTCAGTGGTCATGGGGAAGGCGAGGGCGTCCAGAGCGCGGGTGTAGAGGTCAGTGTGCGCGGCCATCGCCATCCCCCTGCGCAGCGGCACGCTCGAAATAGAACTGAACGGTCGCCCCAGTTTCCGCGACGAGCCCGAACCGCACGGCGTGCCGATAGGTCGGCTGATTACGCATCAGCACTGCGCAGGACCGGGATAGCTTTGCCCTCCAGTCCTCCAGCTTGTACGTGCTCTTGTCGATGTTGCAGGGTGGACATGCCGGCATCAGATTTGCGATGTTGTCCAGATCCAGGCGGGTGGGTGCTCCACTTCTGAACAGGAGGCGCTTATTGCGCACCTCCATCAGCGTGTCGCGGAACACCGCCTCCAGGTGATCGGCATGCCATTTGTCACCGAGTGGTTCGCCGCAGTACGCGCAACGGCCGCCGAACCGTCCCCGCAGCTCTTCGCGTTGCTGTTTGGTCAGCCTCATTTCTGTGTCTCCCCTTCGGCACGCTGGGCGCGCCAAATCCCCATCGCCGCCCGGATCGCCATGCGCATGCTGTCCATGTTCTGCGTCACGCATTCAATGGGAAGCACAACTTGGGCGATGTTCTGGTCCGGGTCCGCGAGGAAGTCCAGCAACTCCGCATCGCCCCCGCCCTGCTGCCTCTCCCGCTCGGCGTCCTGGGCGGGGGCGTTCAACCTGGCACACATCCAATCCAGGATTTCTGCCTGCACCGCTTCCGCCGGTTGAGTGTCGATATCGATGGCGGCGATACGCAACGAACCACAGCACAGGATCCCATTGCCGTGATGCCATTTCCCCGATAGTGGCGCATCCGTCGGCGCGTCCCGCTGCGCCGGGTTGGCGGCATCCACGCGCACATACTCGACTGCGTCTTCCTCGTTCATGTCGATGCCCGGCGCGGCATCTTCACACCATTGGATTCCTTCGCCGGTTTCGAAGAGATAGATGCGATCCGGTGTCTTTGGCTTATTCACGGCTACCCCCTTCCGGCTTGGCGGCGGCAAGGGCGCCGCGCAGGTCGGCGGCCATGCTCGGATAGTCGCCGGCGAGCGATTGCAGCGCACGAGTGATCGCCGCCGCCATCGCCACTTCCCGCGCGCCAGGCACCGCCCCGGCCTCGTTGGCAACCATTAGAGGATTTCGAATAGTTGGGGCGGACTCGCTGGCGGCAGGCTCAACGATATCTAGCGGAACCCGGTACCACTCCGGATCACCCGTGGTGAAAGTGGCCGGTTGCCCTGTCAGCGACAAGCCGTAGCGGCCGTCGCTGTGCTGGTAGAGGATCGGCTTGGCCTCGCTGGCGGCGATTCGGGTGCCATTGACGCTCATGTGTCTCTCCGGGGTAGGGTGCGCATGGCGCGCACGGCGGCGAGCAATTCGCGCACCGCATCCAGGAACAGTCTTTCGTTCCCGGTGGCATTCGTGATGATGACTTTGTCGGCGAGATGCTGCAGATCTCCTGCTGGTACAGGCTGCGCCGTCGGGCGCCCGGCTATGTAGTCCCGCCAGGGAATCTTTTCCCCGTCGACCTTGAAGCCCCATGTGCCGCGATACCGCCAGGTGATGAACAACGTCCAGACACCGCCCGGGCTGACCTGGGCGATCCGGTGATATTGCTCGAAGCGGATAGCGGCCGTGTCGCCGGCGCGCCGGACATAGGTTCCGTTCTCCCGCTCTTCGATGTACCAGCCATGCAGGATGACCGTGCGTGCGTTCCAGGGGTGATCGTGCAGGTGACGATCAGCGTCGGGCCGCAGGATATGGTGCAGCCTGATGGAAGGCAACCATGACCAGCGTGGCGGAATCCGCTCGCCGGTGGCGTCTTTTCCGTACGGGTTGAACAGCCACCAGCGGCCCATGTAGACGTCGGTGCCGTCGGCGGAGCTAATGTCGGTGTAGGGCGTACGCTGGGCGCGCCGGATAAGCCAATCGACTATGGTTTTCATGCTGCAATCCTCCGCTCTTTTGCTTCCTTCGGCGTCCAGGCAGCCATGTCCGGCACATTGGCGCGGACCAGGGCGGCTGCAAGTGGCGGACATACGCTGTTGCCACACATGCGAACCTGCGCGTGCTTCGGCAACCGGCGGCCATTCACAGTCGGAGCGATGACGTAGGTAGCTGGAAAGCCCTGGGCCGCATACAGCTCGTGCGGCTCCAACATGCGCATGCCGATATCGGCGATGACATACTCCTGGCCGGCCACTGTTACCAAGCCGATGCGGTCCTTCGTCGGGATGGTATGCATCGGGGCGCGGCAGTCTTGATCTTGCCCGCCCTCGCTGTAGTACTTGACCAGAAAGGCGCGCACGTCAGCGACATGGCCGCCGCCGGCCGTGAGGGTGGGCATTGGTTCTTCCGTCGCCTGGCCGAACTGGTTGTTGCGCAGCTTCGCCAAATGGGAAGTCACGATGCAGGTATCCGCCTTGGCCGTCAGCGTCTGCGCTGGTTCGCCGGCATCGCGCGGCCGGCTCTGCCCGGCTCGGCCACCGCAGCCGACCAGCTGGGCCGCGACGACGGCGTGATGGCCGCCAGTGGTCAGAGTCGGAACCGGTGACGACGCTGCTGCGCCGGTGTGCCCGGTGGTGTTCGTCATTAGACTGGCAGCAACGACCGCGTGGTGATCCACGGTCGTGGCGGTATGCGCGGGGCCATCCAGCGGCGCACCCGGCCCGTCATAGTTGCCGCCGTAGTGCTTCGCCAGGAAGGCTGACACCATGGCGAAGTGTCCGCCCTTGACCTCGGCGCACTGCGTCCGGAGCGGATCACCGGCGTCGAAATTCCTCTGCGTTGAGCCGTTGGCATGCTCGGTCAGGAACGGAGTAACCACGGCGAAGCGGTTTTCAGTGGTCTGGGTTCCCAGCGGATCCTGAAGCGAGCGGACACGATCACCGCCGGGCGCCGTCGCGGAGTGGTAGGGCGTAAGGTAGGGGGCAACGACGCCGGTACCATGTTTGGCGGTCAGAGTGTGGATCGGCTCAGCCACCGGTTGGCCCCTGAAATCGTCCCCGCCATGGTTCACTTTCACAATGAACGGCTTGTCCGCCTCGATTACGTACCGGCGGATGCCACGGGCGATCCGTTTCAAGGTGGCTTCGGCCAGCGGCCGGTCGCGCTCGAAGATAGATGGGCAGAGAATTGACCAGTCAATGCAGTCGGCGGCCGTCAGCCACGGCTTGCGCAGCCCGGCCAGCACCTCGGGCGACGTCGGGGCCCCATGCGTCGGCTGCGGCCAGACAATCGGTTGTCCATCGCACCGTGCGATCAGGAACAGGCGCTTGCGGATCGTCGGTGCGCCGTAGTCGCAAGCGCGCAACTCGCGGTGATCGACCGCGTAACCCTTCTCCTGCAACTGGTGGACGAACGACCGGAAGGTCTGGCCCTTGCGCGCCGGGCAGGGCTGGCCGTTCTCCAGCAGCGGGCCCCAGGTGCGGAATTCCTCGACGTTCTCCAGCATGATGACGCGCGGGCGCACCAGCGCCGCCCACCGCAGGACGATCCAGGCTAGGCCGCGTATACGCTTGTCGCGCGGCTTGCCGCCCTTGGCTTTGCTGAAATGCTTGCAGTCCGGGCTGAACCAGGCCAGACCGACCGGCCGGCCCTGCGTGGCCTCCAGCGGATCCACATCCCACACCGATTCACAGTAGTGCCTGGTTTGCGGATGGTTGATCTCGTGCATCGTCACGGCCTCGGGGTCGTGGTTGATGGCGATGTCCACGCAGCGGCCCAGGGCCATCTCGATCCCGGTGGACGCGCCGCCGCCCCCGGCGAAATTGTCGACGATGATTTCCTGATGAACATCCAAGACGAACTGGTCGCGGATCATGCGGCATCCTTCATAAAAGTGATCCAGTGCGTGTCTACGCGCTTTCCAGACTTGTGCCCGAACAGCGGCCGCGCGTTGGCCAAGGCCAGAATGACGCTGACGCGGATCTGGGTTTCATTCCATTTGAAGATCAAGAGGCCCTCTGGTTTGAGGACCCGGAAGCACTCTGCGAAGCCGCGGCGCAAGTCGTTCTGCCAGTCGTCGCCCAGCAGGCCATATTTGGCGCGCAACCAGCTGTCGCGGCCCGCGCGCCGGAGATGCGGCGGATCGAACACCACCAGCCGGAAGGACTCGTCGGCGAACGGCATCGCGCGGAAGTCCATGTTCAATTCCGGCGTGATGTTGAACGCCCGGCCGTCGCACAGCGTGTGCTGCTCACTGCGGATGTCGCCGAACAGGACGTTCTGGTGCTGCGGGTCAAACCAGAAGCTTCGACCGCCGCAGCAGGGGTCCAGGATAGTGGCGGACACGTTCAATCCTCCTGCCACGGATACAGGAAATCCCGGCTCGGCTTCTGCTGCCGTCCTCGGCCGTTGCGGCTCATGGCAGATACCGCCATGCCGCTATCGACAAAGAAAGCAGCGCCATCGACAGGCCTGCTATGAAGATCCAAGATCCGATGTAGTCGGCGCCGTTATGGATCAGGCGCAGACCAGTGCCGAACACAAGCATGATGCTGTCACCCAGCAGGATCAGGGACATGCCAATTACGAATAGCATCGCATCACCTCTGTTCGCCGCCGAGGGCATGGACCAGGTCGCCCAGCATCTTTGCAAGCTCGCCGGTCATCAGCGTGAAGTCGGAGTCGAAGCGTTCTGCGTCGTTCTGGGCCACGTCGGAAGGCTCCTTCAGGACGTCGAGCGGCGTAATGCGTTTCAGGTCCAGGGAGTCGGTCAGGACGAAGGAAACCCGGTCGGCCCACGTCAGGGCCAGGCGCGTGCACTGTTTGCCGGCCCGGATATGCTTGGAAGCGTCATCCGCATCAATTGACTGTTTGACGTACCGGATCTTGGCCTGGCTGGCGCCGGTGGCGCGCAGCTCGGTGTCCTGGTCGATGGAGAAGTTGACCGGCGGATCGTCGCTTTCCAGCCAAAGTGTCATTGCTGCTGCTGGGGACTGATGGACATGCAGAGATTCGACGGGGAAGGGGGCCACGCACTTTGCCAGCAGGCTCAGCGCCTCGTCCGCCTTGGCATCGGTGCCGGCGTCGATCACCAGCCAGCGGTTCTTGGGATCGATCCAGATTTGGGTGTCGCGGTAGACGGAGAAGGCCTTCGGCAGCAGCTCGTCGGTGACGCGCTCCTTGATTTCCTTCATCTGCTTGCGACCCGGGCGGTATCCCTGCTGCTCTTCGACCTCGGCGGCGCGGGCCCGCGCAACCTGATTGATCACTGTGGCGGGCAGCAGCTTGCGCCGCGTCCGCATGGTGAGCAGGATCTGGCCGCCAACCGAGTGCACCAGGTTGCCACCATCCAGCGGCGGCACCCAGCCCAGGCTCTGAAATTCCAGCCCGACGGCGCCATCGAGCGTGCGTTTTGCAAGGGCGTCGCCCAGCGCGTCAGCCTCAATCGCGGCGCTGGCGGACAGACGGTAGACCTTCAGATTCTTGAACCACATATGCAGATCCTTTTGAGCTGGCGCCGCGGCGATCGGCCGCGAAGGCCTTCGTTGCGTTCCAGGCGATGGGGTGGCCGCGCATCCGCGCCGCGAGGGAGATCAGCGCCCGGTCTTTGTAGCCATTCGTATGGCGCAGCAGACCGAGATAGCTATTGATGCTGGGCAGCGTTTCAGCCGCCGCCAGATGTTCGATGCGGGCCACGCCTGCTCGGACTGTCCGCCGGCGTACCTGGCGGCGCCAGGGCTTGATGACGTGCCCGGCGAAGTCGATCCCGCGCGCCACGGGCTGGATGATTGTCTTCCGGGGATTCAGAGCCAGCCCAAGCTGCGGCAGGTAGGCGTCGATATCCGTAAGAGCATCGTTCAGCCATTGGGGAGATTCGTGCAGCAGAACAAAGTCGTCCACGTACCGGATGTAATGGCGGGCGTGGATGTCGTGCTTGGCATGCTGATCCAGGGCATCCAGCAGAACGTTGGCAAAGAACTGACTGCTCAGGTTGCCGATAGGAAGGCCGCAGTGCGCAGGCGCCTCGAATAAGCGCTTGTGGCGCGGCACCAGGCGTAGGAGATTCGGCGCGCCGCGGATCTCGACGTTCTCGCGCGGGTCGTGAAATAGCACCATGGCGCAGAGATTCCGGATCCAGTCCTCTGGTATGCGGCAGGCCAGCTTCGGCCACAGGACGCGCTTATCGATCGAAACAAAGAAATTGGCCAGGTCCGCCTTCAGGTAGTAGCTCGGCCGGCTCCAGTTCTGTGTCTGGCTTCGTACCTTTGCCTCCAGGCGCTGCGCCGCGTAAAGCGTGCCGCGGCCCGGAATGCATGCGCAGCTGTCGGCGATGAATCGACGTTGGAACCTGTCGGCGATTAGGTTGTAAAGCAGGTGGTGGACAACGCGGTCCGGGAAATCCGCCGCCCATACCTCGCGCGGCTTCGGCCGGGTGATCACGAAGCAGATCGACCGTCCCGGCCGGTAGGAGCCGTCCACCAACCTTCCATGAAGGGCCAGGAGGTTGCGCTCCAGATCCTGTTCGAATCGGAGCGCGCTGGCGGTGGTGCGTTTATGCTGGCGGCAGTCGAAATAGGCCTGCACCAGCAGTTCGAACGAATAGCCAGTATCCATAGCAGCAACCGGGAGAATTTGCGGACGGGGCGGACGCGGAACTCGTTGTTCCGGTTGTTGTTGTTCACATTGCCGTTCTCGAAATCGACCGCCCACGCATCATCGAGCTATTCACGTCGGCCCGTCGTGGCTCTTGGCTACGGCAGGCAAACTGCGCGGGATCACTCCGACGACTGCCGGCGATATCCCTTCTGCGCCTGGCGGTGGGCTTGTGGCCCAGCGGCTCGACCAGATTCAAAGGCGCGTTGTCCGGGCTGCCGTGACAGGCCGGCGTCAAGCGCACGTTCCGATTGCTTTTGCCACCCCGTGGCCTGTTTCCCGATGCTTTCGGTAATGGCGATGGCACGACCGTATTGACCGCGCGAGATAAGCTTCAGGTCGACCGACAGTCGCAGGCACAGGTTCACCGCCTCAACTTCCTGCCGCATGCTGCGCAGGACGTCGACCCGGTCCGCCGCTGTGTTGGCCTCGTAGACCCGCATGACCAGGCCCATGCAGCGCTTGCGCAGCTCGGCGCCGAAATCCGCTTTGTAGTTGCGCGGCATGCCCGCCACCAGCTGCGTGACGAGCTGCGCCAGGGAATAGGTCGCCTTGTATATCTCGGTGTCAGTGTGGAGTGCCATGCGGCCTGCGGGCTATCGCCCGCGAAGTATTAAAGGGACGAAGCGATGAAGCTGCGGACGGGGCGGACGCGGAACTCGTTGGTCCGGTAGTAGTAGCCCACAAGGCCGTACTCGAAATCGACCGCCCACGCGTAGTCTTTGTATTCCGTGCGCGACCAGTAGATTGTGTCGTCCCAACTGCAGGTTTGCTGGAAGTGCTCGCGGCCGTTGATCCAGCCCAGCATCAGGTCTTCGCGATCCGGCGCGCGCCAGTCGGAATGCCCGTTCAGGTCGCCGACCTTGGCAACGGCGCTGTCGATGTCGCTGAACGCGACGCCCTTGATGTCATGTTCGACCCCACCGGGAATGATGACGTGGTGGACGGTGCCATCGATCAGGCGGCTGCCGATGAAGATGCCGCCCTGCTCGGGCCAGAGCTGGCCTATGGCCGGGGTGACGCTGGTGATCGGGGTATCCATCAGGAGGAATCCTTTGCTGTTGTGGGAAAAGGAAGGGGTGAAGCGTTAAAGCGGAAATCTGCGGACGGGGCGGACGCGGAACTCGTTGACCCGGTAGTTGTAGCTCACATTGCCGTGCTCGAAATCGACCGCCCACGCGTAGGACTCGCTGCGCGGCGTGCTAGTCCAGTACCAGCTGTTTTCGTTGAACAGCTTCGGGACGTTGGCTAGCATGACCATCATTTCGCGGCGGCTGGGCAGGTAGAAATCGAGATGACCGTCCTTCTCATACCGGGCGGCCTGAAACGCTGCAGGATGGTCGGAATTGTTGAGGCGGTTGGTGTTGCCCAGGCCATCCCATTCGCTCAGGTCGAGTTCGCCATCCGGGCCCCAGCGGTACCGCCCGATGTCCTGTTCTTCGGAGATGATCAGGCCGTAGGTCACGCCGTCGTCGCCCAGGATCGTGCCGGCGAAGATGCCGCCCTGTCCGGCGGCGTACTCGCCGACCTGGTAGTGCGGCCGTGCCGCCGGCGGCAGACCCTGCAGACCCTGCAGGCGCTGCATCAGCGCCGTGACGGCTTTCTCGGCCGGCAGGGCGATAGTTGCCCCGCCGCCCAGGTCGATCTGGATGGTGCTCATGGTGGTCCTTTGGTTGTGCCGCGGCACGCCGGCGGCGGGTTGTGTACTGCTCGGAAAAGGTATTCCCTAGAACGGGATGTCGTCCGACATATCCGCGAGGCCTTGCGCACCGGCATTGGCCGCTGGCGACGCTGCCCCGCCTTCCCGCGCTGCCTGGTAGCCGTTACCACGGCGGGATCGAGATCCGTCTGGCGCATCGCTGGCATGACCGCCCTGGTCACCTAGCTCGCGTTGACCCAGCATCTGCATCTGGTCCGCTATGATCTCCGTGGTGTAGCGGTCCTGCCCGGTGTTCTTGTCCTGCCACTTATGGGTTTTCAAGCGGCCTTCGATATAGACCGGGCGCCCCTTCTTCAGGTACTCGCCCGCGATTTCGGCTAGGCGGCTGTACATGACCACGCGGTGCCATTCGGTCTCTTCCCGCTGCGCGCCGGTGGCTTTGTCTTTCCAGTGGGACGTCGTCGCGACTGAGATATTGCAAATCGCTTCCCCCTTGGGCGAATACCGAATGTCGGGATCACGCCCCAGGTTGCCGACGAGAATGACTTTATTGACGCTGGCCATGTGCCGGCCGCTCCTTCAGTTGAAACCGGCGCCGTGCGCCAGGGATTGGAAGCCGATCCAGCCGAGGATGAATAGGGCCGCGTACACCCATGCAATCGGCGGAATGTCGGTATCGTTGTCGTAGTCGCCGCGCCCAGCATGGTCGCGCGGGGCGACCAAGTCGCACAGCTTCTGGATTGTCGATTTCATCTGGCTACGCTCCAGGTCTCTGCAGCATTCCGGCGGCAAGGGCGTTCAGCCGGCGCTTGAGGATCGGTCGTATGGCGGCATCCACGGCGGCGCACAGCTCGTCATCGAGGTCCAGCCGGCCGTAATTCGTCTCCACCGCGTATGCGCTGGACAGTTGCTTCGCCAGCGCATAGCTGAGCGCTAAAGCCTCGTCGTCGGGCATTGTTGGCTCCGTTGGTAATGGAAGGGGATCCGGCTCTCACCATGTCCGGCATGGGCCTGTGCGCGATCAGGCTCGCGGTCGGCGCTGGGCCGACGGTCATTCGAAGTGGGCCGGACTCGAAACCGGCTGTTGGGCCCGTGCGGGCCTTCGTGCGCGCCATTGCCTTGCTGGCCGCACGCTGCTATGGGCTGGCGCCCGCGTGTCCTTCCACGCCGCCACTTCGAAATTGGTTGATGGCTTACAGTTTCGGCTTCTCTGTCGCCCCTTGCGGACGTCAGGCGCCGGGGAGCGATTTCATGTTTCAGGTGCCTCATGGGCTGCTGCCATCAGGTCCGGACGCTCCACGCTCCCATAAAGCAGGGTGCCGAACAAAGGAGGGGTCGAGGTGCTGCAGCTGCCGCGCTAACCGACAGCCGTGGAGTATCCGGGCCTGATGGTCCTGGGCACTGACGCGGCCCAGGTTCACGACCATTTGCCCATGGCTGGGTACTGCTCGCGTCGCGGGGCCTGCCCGGTTGCACTTTCCCGCCCTCTGGCCTCGGTGGCTTCCTGCAACTCTTGCCACGGGACACCGCGGGCGCGTGCTTTGCCTTGCGGCGCACGCTCAAGGCCCCTTCCAGGGGGTATTTCAGACACGCATCGGCATCAGGACGCCAGTCCCGCCGTCGAAATCGAACCGGACCGCCTGATCGGGGTCAGACGGAAGGGCCAGGACGCAATTCGGCAGGTCCTGCAGCATCGATAGATACCGGTTGGCCAGGTTGACGTGGCTAACCATGGTGGAGGAACGCCATTCGTGCCCCGTGCCGCAGCAGCTGTAGCAGCGTTGCGCGTCGGGATCGGTCGCTTGCCGCGGCAACGTCAGGATGCCGTCTCCTTCACATTCCTCGCAGATATGCCAGCCGTCGGCGTCTTTGAATTCGCCTTCGCCGCCGCAGGGCTTGCACTTCTCACACGAAACGAAACCGCCGCCTTGGCAGTAGGGGCAGTCGTACTTGACGATCCGGACGTCGTTTAGCGCCGCGTGCAGATGATGCCCGGCCGTCTGGTCGATGAGCCGCTGCACGGCGCCGCGCATTCCCGGTCCGGGCTCGGCATTGACGGCCCCCACGATAGGGGTTCGGAGCACGATCGCGATATGTCCGTTCGTGGCGACGGTATTGCAATCTTCGAGCCACGGCTTATGCAGCCATTCGCGCGCATCATCTTGCTGGGCGCAGAAGCGCTGGATATCGATGGTCATGTGCTACCCCGCATATCAGCCGACGACAGCGGCTATGAAGGCGAACAGGACCACCAGCGGGATCGCGTTCGCGCGGATGTTGAAAACCAGATCAGCCAGCATTGGCGTCTCCTGCAGGAAGGCTTCGGTGAACACCCGCGGCAGGCGGCCAGACCCGCACGTAGGTTGAAGGAAACGCCCGCGGAAGGCGTTCACCGAAGCGCCCGCGAGCGGCGGGCAGGTTGAAGGGGTCAGCAGTAGCCCAGCACGGCGCCCAGCGGCGCGAGCAGGATGCCGATCGCGCGCAGGACCTCGATGACGCCCCATTGCGCGAGCGGCATCCCCACGTGGACCAGCTTGCCGATGTTGAAGATCCATCCCACCAGACCGGCGATGAGCAGGCCGAAGTAGAAGATGGCGCCGAAGAACGCCGCCACGGCGCTACGAGACCAGCTTGCTGCGGAACGAACCAGCCGACGCCTGCCGCTCCTTGTTGCCCACGCGGTAGGCCACGGTATGGCCGCGCCCGCGCTTCAGGACGTTGATGATGACGGCCTCGACCGGCTGTTTGCCGCGGCCGCCCTTGATCTTGTGCGTCTGACCCGACGCGAATTCGATTTCGTTCATGGGTGTGGAAGGGAAAGGTGGCGCCGGCCGGGCGCCGCGGTACTGCCGTGCTTCAGTCGATGCACTCTCGCGAATGCCCCGACCAAAGCGGCCTGTTGCCAGGCCCTTTTCTGCCGTCTGTTCCGGCCTGTCGTCCACTTTCAGGCGCCGCGGTGCCGTTGGTTGCCGGCCGCGCGCGCTCTCGGGTTACCTGTGCGCCACCCAGGTGGATTTCGGGCGCATACATCCCGCCCGCGCCGTCAAAGCGCCGGCACGGCGGCCAGCTGGCGGGTAAGGCGGATTTCCCTTTTCTTTCGCTTCAGGCGCAGGGGCGTGTCCTGGCGCGCAGGCCTCCGCCGAAGCGTGGGCGCGCTGTTTATCGAGTCTTCGCTGGTTAAGGAGCGGTATTCACTTGCTTGGAATAATTGAACCATGGTTCAGTGTATCAAGTCAACTATAGTTCATAGGAAATGTGAAAAAACCGCCCTTGAAGGGCGGCTGGAACTGCATTGAATGACCGAAAGTCGGCCTGACGTCTGCGGCGGTCCCGCAGGATCAGTCGCGGCGCGCGCGCAGCGCGGTGCTCTGTTGGTTTGGCCACGGCACGAATGCAAGCAGCCACAGGCCGATGAGGTTGCCTATTGGGAGGAAGATCAGCAGCACCCACAGGCGCGAGAAACCCGCCTTGGCAATGATCCTGCTGATAGGCCACACGAAAGCTGCCAGGATCAGTGCGAGGATCAGCCAGTGCCAGATACTAAAACTGCCCATGATGGTACGTCTCGATCGTTAGTATTTGAATGAAGGAGTGGAACTCGACGCAGCGGTTTCGTTCGCGATACAGGCGCTAAGCATCTGGTAGCTCCCGCCGCTCGACCTTCCGACCTGATCGCAAAAGTGGCGAGTCCGCTCGGCGACGGAGTCCCATTCGAGCTTCAGAGCATTGTAGGAGCTCTGCTCCTGTTGAACGCACGCGTTCTTGAGACTATCGGAGCCGCCGGCGGTGTCCGACACCTGTTGGCAGAACGCCATCGCGTCATACCGTGGAAGCCCCGTTGCGGCGTGAGCATTTGCGGCCGTTAGTACGATGGCGGCGATCACGAGCACAGCGCCACGTTTTGAAATTGTCGACATTATTTTGTCACCATTCCCTCAAAAAAATAGCGGGACGCCCTGGCCCGCAACGACCAGCCCTCGACGACAATAAGAAAACCGTCGGAAGCCCACCGCAAGCTCATCGGTTTTTTACCTTCGCCGTAGCTGCGCCCCGTTCGATCTCGGATAGCGCTTCCGCTAGACGACCTTCAAGGTACGAGAGGTCGCCCTCCGGGAGGCTGGACAGCCGGCTTATGTCTGTGCGTTTGAATGGCCAGGATTCCCGTGCTCCAACCGGCTCGCCACCGGATCGCGTTTTGGGCACATCCCCAAGCGCGAGCCAATCGCTCGAGACATTCAAAAGCCGTGCTGCTTCCGCATGGTTTATCGCGTTGAATGCATTGGATTTGCCGTCGAGAACCTTCTTCACGGCTTGATAAGACACGCGCAAATGCTTTGCGAGGGACGTCGGGTCATAGCCCGCGTCTTCCATGGCTTCCCGGAGCCTGTCGCTGTATTCAACCATAGTTGAAACGTAACGCATCTGCGCGGAACTATAGTTGCATAACTCCTGTGAACTATGGTTCAATGTGCGCATGAAGAAATCCGAAGCTATTCGTCTGTTGGGCGGCTCGATCGCGTCCGCGGCAAAAGCCATTGGGGTCTCCTATCAAGCAGTGTCCAAGTGGCCCGATGACCTAAGCCCCAAGATCGAAGATCGTGTCACTGCCGCCCTGGCGCGCCGCCAAGGCGAAATAGCGGTCCCTGCCAACAACGCGGCGGACCTGTTGACGAAGCAGGGCCAGGCGGTCATCGAATCGCTGGAGAAGAAGCCAGCCAGCGGAGAGGGCTGATGGAGATCAGATTCGATTCGTTGGTCTTTCATAAAAACGGTGTCGTGATCGAGGGCGTTGTACCGACCATGGATTCGTTCTGGGTTTCCTTGGGCGAGAAAATCGGCTACGCACGCTTTACCCGTGTCCATGGCTCTTCAAGAAAGCACCTATTGCAAGAACTGCTGCCGGCGCATTCGCCAGTCCCATCTCCACTAGTTTCTGTACCAAATGTTTTGTGGCGTCGGCAGGCAGCGATCGAAGCAGATCGAGCCATCGCTTCTTATCGGCGGGCGGTAGGTCTGCTTCCTGGATCTTCGCTTCGATCAGGTCTTTGATGGTGTCGCTATGAAGCCGAACAGTCACCACGCCCAAGATTGCACTGATCCCACCATCGTCTTGGATGAAATCCAAGCCCTTGGAGGTGATTTCCTGGGCCGCGAGAGAAATCATGATGCTCCCATCGAGGCTCATGGTAACGCCCGAGGTCAGCAGGCCATGACCTTCCAGATACAACAGGTTGGACGCCAGGACCTCCTCTCCGACTCTGTCGTGAATGGCCCTTACCGTTGCTATCTCGGGCGCGCGCGGATGGGCGTCCGCAAGCATAGTGAGGATTTCCCGCTGGAGATCGCGGTCGAGTTTCATCAGGGTTCCCCCGGCGTAGAAGAGGTTGGCGTAGGAACCGCCGATTCTACGTCTGGCGGGAACGCTGCCGATAGGGCGACCGGCGGCGGTTGCGGGCGACTTATACAGATTGGCCCCCTGGACGTTTGAGCGATGAATCAATTTCCTTTCCATGCCGCCAGTGTGCGCGATCCCGCGTTCAGGCGCATTCCGTTCTTTCTGAATTCCATTGAACACGTATGAATCCCATTGAGCGCCCGGTCTCCGGACCCCGTGTCATCGAAACCATGTTGCGTCAGTCCATGACGGACCAGGATCTTCGCCAGACCATCCTGGATGCAACCGGGTGGGATGCCACCATGCTTTCGAAGGTGCAAAGCGGCCATGCCGGCGTGACGCTGGACAAGCTGGATGCGCTTTGCCGCGCTGTGCGGGTCTCGGTCGTGCCGATCGACTACATGGACTACCTGGCCCGCGGCAACACCATCGGCGCGAACTGCTACTGCGCGCGCGCCAGTATGGGCCAGTGCGGTTCCAACGTCCGCTGACCCATTCCAGGCACGCACATGGGAATCCTCGCCCGCGCAGGTAACCAAAGTTCGGAAAACCCTTCCGGATGTGATTCCCTGGCGCGCGGTGCTGGCGGCCGGCCGGTACGCGCGCGCGTCGGCACGGCGGCGGAGAAGGGCGGCGCCCTCGCGCGCCTGGCTGGACAGCTTTGCACGTCCCGGGAATTCCAGGCATTCGTCATCGCTCGCCGCGGGCCAGCGCCTGAAGGCGTCGATCCCCGTCACCACGCCGCCGAATTCGTGCGAGCCCGATGCGGCGTGAATAGCCGCGCGCGGCTGGACCACGATGCCGCGGCGGCGGTGGCTTTTCACGAAAGGATACGCAGGCCCTATCTGGCCTGGAAGGAGCGTCATCGTGGGTAGGGCTGTGATCTTGATCGGCGCGCTGCTGCTTTGCTTCGTCTTCTGGGCGTCCGTTGTCGCGAAGCTGGTCGCCGCCATGGGCGGCTCCCTGGGCGGCATCGGCATGACGGTGTTGGCGGTACTGCTGACGTTTCTGCTCGGGTTTGTGGCCGGTACCCCGAAATGAAGGGGCGCGCACCGTCCGTCGAGCAGCGGCGCTTTCACGACATGCTGTGTAGCCGCGTGGGCTGCATTGCCTGCTTGCTGGACGGGGCGCTGAACACCCACTGCAGCGTCCATCACCTGGATGGCCGCACGAAGCCGATGGCGCACTGGCTGGTGCTGCCGCTTTGCGGTGGCCATCACCAGGGCCAGGGGAACGGGCTGATCGCGGTCCATCCCTGGAAAACGAAATTCGAGGCCCGATACGGCGACCAGCGCTATCTGCTGCAGATCTGCGTATTGGTGCTTATAGACCTGGGCTGTCCTGTGCCGCCGGCGGCGCGGCTGGCAGCCGGGATTGATCGGGAGAAATCACATGAAGATCGGAATGCTGGAAATTCCCGAAACGTGTCTCTATGCCGCGCGGGCCCATATGCTGGACGTTCGACAGTTTTCAATGATGGACATCGTCCGCCTGGTCCAGACGCCTTACCGAGCGGGCAGGACGGTGCCGCAGCGGGATTGGCTCCGCAAACAGATCGCGGCGCAGCTGTTGAATGAGCTGATGGATGAGGGCAGCGTGGTGCGGATTGAGCCCACGGCTGCCGTTGAGTACTTCCGCCACGTGCTGGCGGATCCGAAGCCGGCGCTCTCGCACAGCGCGCGCCAGAACGCACGCTTGCGCTGGGCGTATCGGCCGAAGCGGACGTTCTGACATGAGCATCGCCCTGATGACCGAGGCCTGGAAGCTGCAGGGCCTCTCCAGCACACAGAAGCTCGTGCTGCTGTCGCTGGCAGACAATGCAAATGACCAGGGAGAGTGCTACCCGTCGATCGCAACTATCGTGCATCGTACGTGCTTGTCCGAGCGGGCGGTCCAGTCGGCTGTCCGGTCGTTGCGCGATTTGGGATATGTGAAGTCCATGGCGCGGCTCGGCACCAGCACGGTGTACCTGCTCACGATCGCAGGCGCCGGCGGCGGCGACTCTGGCGGCGGCAACGCCGGCGGCGCGGCTGCGGCGGCGAACTCCCGCAACAGGCGCACCCCCGCACGAAATGCACCCCCCGCACCTAGTGCACCCCCCGCAGCAGATGCGCCCCCCGCATTTGGTGCACCCCCCGCAGGACGTGCACCCCCGCAGGACGTGCACCCCGCCCCCGCAGCAGATGCACCTCCACCCCCGCAGCAGGTGCACCCCGGGGGTGCAGCAGGTGCACCCAAACCATCAGTTAACCGTCAATTGAACCGTCAGGTAACCGTCAAGGGCGCTGGCGCGCCCGCGGTCGAGCTGCCGGAATGGCTGGCGCCTGACGTCTGGGCTCTGTTCGACCGATTCCGGAAGCGGAAGGACGGCAAGGCCTGGACGGAAGACGCCCAGCGGCTGACGGTGCGGGACCTCGGAAAGCTGCGCGAGCAGGGATTCGACCCGGTCCTGGTGGTCGAGCAAAGCGTGCAACGCGGTTGGACCGGTGTGTTCCCGCTCCGGGGCGAGTTCCTGGACCGTCAAAAGCAACAGCAATCTGGAGCCCACAAGCATGGAAACTTCGACCAACAGGATTACCGCGCCGGCATTGGCGAAGATGGCCGTTTCTAACTTCGAAACGGAGACCCGGGTGTGCAGTGAGCACGGTCAGTACATTGCGCTCCTGACGCCAGCCGGTTGGTCTGGCTGCTCGACATGCGGCGCGGCGGCGTTGCGCGCTGATGTCCGCGCGGCGGAACAGGCCAACGCCGATGCATCGCGCATGCGGCGCGCCGGCATTCCCGAGCGGTTCTTCCGCGCGCGCCTCGGTAACTTCAATCCGCCGACCCCGGCCGCCGAGCTCGCCCTTAAGGTAGCCCAGCACTACGCTGGCGATTTCCCAAGTGTCCGCGCCGCGGGCCAGTGCCTGATCCTGTGCGGCAACGTCGGTACCGGCAAGACTCATCTTGCGATCGGTGTGATGCACCAGGTGATGGCTTTGGGATGCACCGCCCGCTATGCCGTGATGATCGACGTCGCCAGGGCGGTGAAGGAGACTTACCGGAAAGACAGCGTAGTGACCGAGTCCGCCGTGCTGGAGCGGTTCATCGCGCCAGATCTGCTGGTATTGGACGAGATCGGCATGCAGGTCGGCAGCGACACCGAAAAAATGATCACGTTTTCGATCATAAACAGCCGCTATAGCCAGATGCGGCCCACGATCGTCATCAGCAATCTGGCCATGCCGCTTCTGAAGGATTTTCTGACGGAGCGAGTCATGGACCGCATGCGCGACGGTGGGGGGCTGGCGGTCGCATTCGATTGGGACAGCTACCGGAGGGCAGCATGATCAGGATGTCTTCTCGCCAAGCCGCCGCGCGCGGCATCTCGCCGCCTCCCGCGGCAGCGGCTAAGCCGGCCAGCCCGGCGGGGCGCCGCCGCGGGCCCAGCGAACTGGAGAACCTGTTCGCCGGTCAAATCGCGTACACCGGGCTGGCGCCGGTCACGCGTGAATATCGGTTTGCACCGCCGCGCCTCTGGAGGTTCGACTTCGCATGGCCTGAGCTAAAGCTGGCGGTCGAGATCGAGGGCGGTGTGTGGACTCAAGGTGGCCATACGAGGGGCGCGGGCTACGTCAAGAACCTTGAAAAGTACAACGCAGCCGCCGCGCTGGGCTGGCGGTTGTTTCGGTTCCACGAGGGCGCCGTGCGCAACGGCCAGGCAATCCGCATGATCGAGCCATTCGCTCGCGCGCCGGTCTATTCCCTTGGAGTGATCTGACGGTGGATATTCTGGATATCTCCGCCGCGTTGGATGCGTGCGATGGGCTTTCACCATATCTGCTTCGGCGATTCGTGGAGGCATACGAGCGGCTCAATGGGACGTACGCCACCGACGTGTTGCGGCGCGCGCGGCTTGCACTGGGGCTGCCATGGCCGAACTGATGCGTTGGCAGATGCGTGATCCTGCGGAAGTGCTGGAGCGCGTTCAAGAATTGAAGTCGCGCCGATGGCGCGGCCTGTTGAAGGTAGATCCGTTCGGGGCGGTATGGGAAAAGGGGGCACTGATCATGACGCGCGATGAGTCGGAACAGGTCGAAGAACTGATCATGACGTGGTATCGCTGGACGGCCGGCTACCGCCCGCACCTTGATGGCCCCCGCATATCGCCGTATTGCCGCGGCGCCGAGGCGGCCGTGGGACAGACGAACTCCACGGACGCCGAACGCGACGCGCGGTTGGCCATCGCCACGGCGCAGCAGGTAGAACCGTGCATCATGTCGCTGCACTGGCAGCTTCGTTCGGCGATCGGCATACACGCCGGGAACCGTGCTGCTGGCGCCGAGGTATATCGCAATCCGCGCATGACGGCGGAACAGGTCCATCAGCAGTACCAGCAGGCGAAAGTCGAGCTGCTTCCCCAACTGCGCCGCCGCGGTTTGGTCAAGGTAGCCGCGTAAGGCTACATTGAAATGATGTAACGAGGGCTTGCCGCCAGGGACGCCAAAACGCATAATTTCGCTGTCGGGGGGAAGTTGCGCCCTGAGACAACGTAAAGCCCATCTGCGAAAGCCGGTGGGTTTTTTGCTTTTGGAGCGATCATGGTTTTCTGGTTGTGCGTGACGACCGGCGGCCGTGTCGTGTTATCGGAGAAACCTCATGGCCCTGTAATCGACATCATCACAGTCGTCTCTGATCCAAAGGAGGCCTGGCGGGCGGCGCGCGCGGCAGTTCGTGAATCGCAGTTCGTACACATCGCCGGCCATGGCTTCTTTGTCCGATACGAGCGCAGCGCATGCTGGATGTGAAGATTACCTCCAACATGAAGGACGTCATGCGCCGCATCGACGCCTTCACGGCGCGCCAGCTGCCCTTCGCGCTGGCGCAGGGCATCAACACCACCGCCGCCCGCGTGCAGGCCGCCGAGACCGAGAACATCAAGGCGACCTTCAAGAACCCGACGCCGTTCACCCAGAAATCGGTGGGCGTAAGCAAAGCGCGCAAGTCTTCGCCGGTGGCCACGATCTACGTGAAGAAGATCGCTGCGGCGTACCTTCAGCCCTACGAGGATGGTGGCGTCCACAAGCTGAACAGCCGGGCGCTGCTCAATCCGAAGGACATCAGGCTGAATTCCTACGGGCAGCTTCCGCGCTCCGCGCTCGGCCGCCTGAAGGCTCGTCCAGACGTCTTCATCGGCGCGATTCGCGCGCGCGGCGGGCAGTCGGTGAACGGCGTGTGGCAACGCGTCGCACCGAAGCGCGGGCGCGGCGCGGGCAAGGCCACCGGGCGCCGCGGCGTCAACCAGGCGGCGCTGGCCCAGCAAAACCCGCGCGGCCGCCTGAAGCTGCTGATTCGCTTCGGTGACGCGCTACCCGTCAACAAGCAGCTCAACTTCGGCGCCACGGCGCGCGAGATCGTGGACCGGTATTTCCCCAGCGATTTCGAGGCGGCGCTCGCCGAGGCGCTCCGGACCGCGCGCTGACGCCATGGCCCCAGGGGCCGGGTGGGGGGACGGGTCCCCTTCCGGCCCTCCTGCAACGCGGGCATTGCGCGCCGCGATGTTTGTCTAGGTGCAGACTTTTCAAATTTGGGTAACAGGGTAACAACCGCAGCCATGAAACAGAGCGAGTTTGCAGCCCTCCACGGGGTCAGTCGGAAGACGGTCACAAAGTGGAAAGAGCGCGGCTGGCTTGTGTTTGCGGGCGATCAGGTCGATGTCGAGGCCTCGAATGCGCTGCTGAAAAAGTACCGCGTCGCGGGCGCCGATTCTGTTACCCAGGCGGCCCAGGGTAACAGCCAGGGTAACAAGCCGGCGCGGGCCCGGCGCGCTGTTACCCCCAAGGACGCCGAGGTAACAATCGGCGATGGCGAGACGGCCGGCCAGGCGGCCGAGCGGATCCTGTTGGCGCTCGGCGCCGACATGGACATGGACGAGGCCAAGCGCGTCAAGGAGAACTACCTGGCGCTGCAGGCCCAGTTGGAATACGACCAGGCCGCCGGCCTGGTGGTGGCGGTGGCGGACGTCAGCCAGGCCGTGGCGGAGGAATACGCCAAGGTGCGCACCCGGCTGCTGGCAATCCCTTCCGAGCATGCGCCTCGGATCCAGCGGCTGCGGACGGTGCAGGAGGTGCAGGACGCCCTGCATTCCGTGATTGTCGAAGCCCTGGAGGAGTTAACCCGAGATGGAGAACAGCGCACCGCCTGACGCGCGGCGCTATGCCACCGGGTATACCGCGCTGCGCGCGCAGCTGCAGATGGCGCGCCGGCGGAACATCCAGCCGCCGCCGCGGCTGACGCTCAGCCAGTGGGCCCAGAAGTACGCCGTGCTGTCGCGCGAGACGAGCGCCCAGACTGGCCGCTTTCACGCCTTCCCGTACCAGAACGGGATCATGGACGCCATCACCGATCCGACGGTGGAGATGGTGACCGTGCAGAAGTCGGCCCGGGTCGGCTACACCAAGATCCTGGACCACGTCGCCGGCTACTACATCCACCAGGATCCGTCGCCGATCCTGGTCGTGCAGCCCCGCGTCGAGGATGCCGAGGACTACAGCACGACCGAAATCGAGCCGATGCTGCGGGACACGCCCGTGCTGGCCGAGATCGTCGGCGACCTGAAGAAGAAGGACTCGAAGCAGAAGATCCAGAAGCGGATCTTTCGCAATGGCGCCTCCATGTCGTTCGTGGGCGCGAACAGCCCCGGCGGCTTCCGGCGGATCACCTCCCGCATCGTGTTGTTCGATGAGGTGGACGGCTATCCGGTGATGGGCGCCGGCAAGGAAGGCGACCAGATCAAGCTGGGCATCAAGCGCAGCGAGTCGTTCTGGAACCGCAAGATCGTCCTCGGCAGCACGCCCACGGTGAAGGGCGAAAGCCGGATCGAGAAAAGCTACGCCAACAGCGACCAGCGGAAGTACTTCGTTCCCTGCCCGCATTGCGGCGAGTACCAGGTGCTGGAGTGGGGCGGCCCCGACACGCCCTACGGCATGAAGTGGGAGAAGGACGCCGACGGCAACGGCCTGCCCGACACGGTGTATTACGTGTGTCGGCACAACGGCTGCGTGATCCACGACATCGACAAGCCCGACATGGTGGCGCGCGGCGAATGGCGCGCGCAGAAGCCCTTCGCCGGCCACGCCGGTTTTCACATCTGGGCCGGCTACAGCCTGTTCACCAATGCGTCCTGGCGCAACCTGGTGGCCGAATGGCTGGAGGTGAAGGACGACCCGCTGATGCGGCAGACCTTCATCAACCTGGTGCTGGGTGAAACCTACGAGGACCGCGGCGAGCGATCGCTGAAGGAAGACCGGCTGCTGGAGCGCTGCGAGGTGTGGCCCGCCGAGGTGCCCGCCGGCGTGGCGATGATCACCATCGGCGTCGACACCCAGGACTATCGCTTCGAAGTCGAGGTGATCGGATGGGGCCGAAACGAGGAAAGCTGGTCGATCGCGCACGAGGTCATCGAGGGCGACATGGAAACGCCGGAGCCCTGGAACCGGTTGGATGCGCTGCTGCAGCGCCGCTGGCGCCGGGCGGACGGCCGCGAGTTCGTGGCCGAGGCGGTGTGTATCGACTCCGGCGGCCACCATACGCAGAAGGTGTATGACTTTTCCAAGGCGCGGCTGGGGCGCCGCGTGTGGGCCGTCAAGGGCGAGTCTGCGGTGGGTCTGCGCCGGAATCCGGTGTGGCCGACCAAGAAGCCGAGCCGGCGCACGAAGGCGACGTTCCGCCCGGTGGTGCTGGGCGTGAACGCCGCCAAGGACGTCATCCGCGATCGGCTGCACAAGATCGCGCCGGGCCCCGGCTACATGCACTTCCCGAACGATCGCGATCTGCACTATTTCTCGCAGCTGACCGCGGAGCGCAAGCAGATCAAGGTCGCCAACGGGCAGAAGTTCAGCGTCTGGGTACTGCCGCCTGGCCGCGCCAACGAGGCGCTGGACTGCCGGGTGTACGGCTACGCCGCCCTGTGCGGGTTGCAGCATCTGGGCCTGCAGCTGAACAAGCTGGCGGACGAGGTGAACGCCGCGCACACGGCCATGCCCTATGTGGCACCCGAGCCCGCCGCGCCCGAGACGCCGGCCGCCGAAGTGGTCGCCGCCGCGCCGCGCGGCCCGAGCATCAAGGTAGTAGGAAACACCGGTACGCGCTCGCGTGTCAGCAAACTTGCATAGAGGTACGCCATGAGCGTTTACGACGGAATGAGCAGGGAAGACCTGCAAGCGCGCCTGGCCGCCCTTCGGCAAGCCTATTTCGACCTGATGGACGGCAAGCAGGTGGCCCAGGCCAGCTACGCGCAATCGGACGGTTCGAAGTCGGTCACCTTCCGGGCGGCCGACCTGGTGCGCCTCCAGGCCGATATCGCCCTTTTGCAGCAGAAGCTCGGCATCGCCTGCCGGGCGCGCCGCCAGATCAAATTCGTGATGCGCTGATGGAAAACTCCGTAACCCTTCTCGACCGCCACGGGAACCCTATCCCGCCGCGCCGGAGCCGCGCATCCATGCTGGCGCCGGGCAGCAACGCGCCCTACGACGCGGCGGACCTGAATGGCGGGCACGTCCGGGACTGGAACCCGTTCCTGTGGTCTCCGGACGGCGAGATCAACATGTACCGCGACCGCCTGGCGGCGCGGACGCGGGACCTGATCCGCAATGACGGCTGGGCGACTGCGGCGGTCATGCGCACGGTCGACAACGTCATCGGGCCGGATTTCCGCCCGATTGCGAAGCCGGATTACCGCTGGCTTCAGGCCCATACCGGCATCAAGGCCTTCGACCACGTGTGGGCTGACGAATTCGGCCAGGCCATCGAGGCGAACTGGCGCAGCTGGGCGCATGACCCGGGCTTCTACTGCGATTCGGAGCGGGCGCTGAACTTCCCGCAGATGATGCAGCTGGCGTTTCGGCACCAGCTGATCGACGGCGATTCCCTGAGCATGCTGCACTGGCTGCCGCAGCGCCTGGGCCTGGGCCGTGCTCAGTACGCGACGGCGCTGCAGGTGCTGGATCCCGACCGGCTGTCGAACCCGCAATTGCAATTCGACCAGCAGGCCATGCGCGGCGGCGTGGAGGTGGATGAATTCGGCGTGGCTGTGGCGTACAACATCCGCCGTGCCCACCAGGGCGATTGGTTCAGCGCCGCGAAGTCCGTTCAGTGGGACCGGATCGCTCGGGAAACCGAGTGGGGCCGCCCGATCATCGTCCATCACTTCGACCACGATCGGGCGTCGCAGCACCGCGGCATCGGCTTCCTGACGCCGGTGCTCCAGCGGTTCAAGATGCTGATCAAGTACGACAGCACCGAGCTGGACGCGGCGATCATCAACGCATTTTTTGCCGCGTACATCCAGAGCCCATTCGATCCAGAATTGGTGGAAGAAGCTCTGGCGGGCACCGACAAGGTCAGCGCCTACCAGCGCGAACGCGCGGCATATCACGAAGACCGGCGCATTCGCCTGGGCGACGTCGGCATGACGCAGCTGTACCCCGGCGAAACCATCGGCACGGTGGCGCCCAGCCGGCCCAGCGGCAATTTCCCGGCGTTCGAAAGCGCCATGCTGCGCAATTTCTCGGCGGCGACTGGGCTGGCGGCCCAGCAGATCAGCCAGAACTGGGCCGAGGTCAACTACAGCGCGTACCGGTCCGCAATGCTGGAAGCGTGGAAGACGTTCGCGCGGCGCCGCGCTGGATTCGCCGCTGGCCAGGCGCAGCCGGTTTACACCGCGTGGCTCGAAGAGTCCATGGACGTGGACGACTACCCCATGCCCGCCGGCGCGCCGGACTTCATCGAAGCACGATTCGCGTATTCGCGCGCCAAATGGATGGGACCAGGTCGCGGCCTGGTGGACATCGTCAAGGAACGGCAGGGCGCCATCCTCGGGATCGATGGAGGCATGTCGTCGCTCGAGGACGAGTGCGCGGAGATCTCCGGTACCGATTGGCGCGACGTGGCCGACCGCCGGGCGATCGAGCGCGAGCGGTATGCGCGCTTGGGGCTGCCCATTCCCGCGGCGCTGCAAGGCGCCGATGCCAAGGAAGCCAGCAAGGCTCCGGAGGAACAATAATGCGGTTCGCACATCTGGCTCAGCGCCTGTTCAACACGCCCCTGGCCATTCGCCAGGAAAAGGCCGAGGTCATCATGGCCGCCCTGGCCGAACGCCTGGGTGTCAGCAAGATCGGCCGGCTGGACGGCGCCATGCCCCGGCCCATGGCCTTCGATGACTGGGACGAGGATTTTTCGCGCCCAGGCACGACCGTGCGCGACGTCGGCTACGACATGGTGGGTGATACGGCGATCGCCATGATCCAGGTCCATGGCACGCTCGTGCAGAAACTCGGCACGCTGCGCCCGTACTCCGGCATGACCGGGTACGACGGCCTGCGCCAGGCGATCCTATGCGCACACGCGGACCCGGCTGTGAAGGCCATCGTGCTGGATGTCGACTCGCCGGGCGGCGAGGTGTCCGGTTGCTTCGACCTGGTGGACACGATCTATGGCCTGCGCGGCGACAAGCCGATCTGGTCGATCCTGACCGAATCGGCGTATTCGGCCGGCTACGCGATCGCGAGCGCCGCCGACCGGGTGATCGTGCCGCGCACCGGCGGCGTCGGTTCCATCGGCGTGATCATGATGCACGTCGATTGGTCCCAGGCCCTGGAGAAGGCCGGCGTGGCGGTGACCTTCATCACCTACGGCGACCGCAAGGCCGACTTCCACCCCGAAATCCCCCTGTCGCCGGAGGCCCTCGCCTCCGCGCAGCAGGACATCGACACCATGGGCGAGCTGTTCGTGAACACCGTCGCCCGTAACCGGAACATCGCGGCCGAAGCTGTCCGCGATACACAGGCCGCTTGCTTTATGGGGGCGGCCGGCGTCAGCCGCGGCCTGGCGGACGCTGTCATGGCGCCCGACGCCGCATTCATGGCCCTGCTGGACGAGCTGGCCGAATAACCAACCTGTGAGAGTACCCCTATGAGCAAGAAATCCCTGGTCGCGCCGTTCGCCTCCCTGCTGGGTATCGGCCGCGCGCGCGCCGAAGATGCGCCCGCCGATGACGACGAGCGCAAGCAGCGCCCGGACGAGTCCGACGAGGACTACGCCAAGCGCATGGAAGAAATGGACGACGACGAAGCGCGTCGCGCCGAGGACGACAAGCCCGACGAAGACGCGGCCGCCGAGGACGACGACGAAGATGACAAGAAGGACGACGATGCGAAGGCAGCCCGGGCGCAGGAGCGCGCTCGCTGCGCCCGCATCATCGCCCATGGCATCAAGGTCGGGGCCGTGCGCCAGGCCGGCGTTTTCGCGTTCGACACCTCCATGTCGGCGCAGTCGGCAATCGCAGCGCTGGACGCGGGGCGCGCCGAATCCCCGGCGGCGCGCAAGCCGGGCCTGGCCGAACGCATGGCGGCCGCCCGCACCCCCAACCCCGGCGCCGGCGGCGCCGGCGGCGCGCAGCTGACCCGTGCGCAGCAGATCGTGCTGGCTGGCAAGAAGCGCCGCGGCGAGCAGGTCTAACCCATCCCCCAATCCGCAAGGAGCATTCACATGACGCTTACCGTCAACACGGTGGGGGATAACCCCCAACAGCCCGGCATCCGCGCCGAGACCTATATCCCCGATCAGCTTATCGCGGGCAACCTGAAGATCGTCACGCAGCCGATCATCGTCGCTTCGGGCAACCTGAAGCGCGGCGCCGTGCTGGGCATGGTCTCCACGAACAATGCCATCGCCACGGCCGGCGACGACAACACCGGCAACGGCACGTTCGGTTCCATCACCGTCGGTGCCGCCGCGAAGGCGGGCAATTACGTGCTGACCGCCACCGGTGCGACGACCTTCAGCGTGGTCGATCCCGAGGGCAACGCGCTGCCCAATGTCACCGTGGGCACGGCCTACTCGCAGGGCGGCCTGGGCTTCACCATCACCGCGGGCGGTACCGCCTTCGCCGCCGGCGACACCTTCACGATCGACGTGACCGACGCCGTCGGCCAGTTCGTGCTGTCGGTCAAGTCCGCGAGCGACGGCAGCCAAACGCCCTCGGCGATCCTGGTCGATGACGCTGACGCCACCGACGGCCCCGTGACTGCCGGCGCCTATGTGATGGCCGAGGTGAATGCGCGCGCCCTGATCTACGACGCCTCGTGGACCATCGCCACGCTGACGCCCGCGCTGCGCGCCAATGCGATCTTCGTCAAGTCCTCGGTCTCCGCCGCGGATCCCACCTAACCGTACCTGACCGCCCACCAAAAGACCCCGCTTCGGCGGGGTTTTTTTATGGGCCTTCGCGTTACATCCCCTGGAGATCAGGAATGCCCGATTTCATCTATGACACCAACGACCTGATCCAGGTCGTTCCCAACCTGAAGGTCGCCCAGACGTTCCTTCTGGACCGATTCTTCCCGAACATCGTTACGTCCGACACGGAGTTCGTGTCGATCGACGTCGACGTCGGCAAGCGCCGGATGGCGCCCTTCGTCTCGCCCCTGGTCGAAGGCAAGCTGGTCGAGCAGCGCCGCATCCAGACCAACACCTTCAAGCCGGCCTACATCAAGGACAAGCGCGCGCCGGACCTGCGCAAGCCCGTGCGCCGCATGATCGGCGAACGCATCGGCGGCGAGCTGAAGGGCATCGAGCGCGAAATGGCGAACCTGGAATTCGAGATGACCGACCAGATCGACATCCTGAATCGCCGGCTGGAATGGATGGCGGCGTCAGCCCTGCGCGGCGGATCGGTCACCATCGAGGGCGAAGGCTTCGAAACGGTCGTCGTGGACTTCGGCCGCGATGCCGATCTGACCGTGGCCCTGACTGGCGGCCGCCAGTGGACGCCCGCCAACGTGACCGCCGGCACCGCCACGCCCTGCGCCGATATCGAAGCCTGGCAGCTGCGCATCCTGAAGAAGTCGGGCGCCAAGGTGACCGACATCATCTTCACCACCAGCTCCTGGGCCGGCTTCATCAAGGACGAGACGCTGAAAGGCGCCATCGTATTCCCGGCGCAGGCGCCGTTCGGCAACCAGATCAACCCGGGCGCGCAGATCGAGCAAGGCGCGATCTACAAGGGCAAGTGGGGCCAGTACGACTTGTGGGTCTACAACGACTGGTTCGTGGATGAAAACGACGTCGAGCGGCCCATGCTGACCGACGGCGACGTCATCCTGTCCGGCCCGAACCTGCAAGGCACGCGCGCCTTCGGCCAGATCCTGGACCCCGCCTTCAACTACGAGGCGCTGCCTTATGCGCCGAAGACCTGGGTCGAGAATGATCCGGCTCAGCGCATCCTGCTGATGCAGTCCTCGCCGATCGTGATCCCGAGCCGGGTGAACGCTTCGTTCTCCGCCAACGTCTGCCCGCCGGCGGAGGATTGATGAGCGCGCCCAGCAACCCTCCCGTCCGCGCGCCCGCGCCGCGGTTGGTGAAAGCCACCGTGGCGCGGGGCCACACGGTCCTGGACATGGATGGCAAGCGGTGCATCGCGGGCGCCGAGATCGAGCTGCCGGCCGCCGATGTAAAGCGGCTGCGCAGCATCGGCTACCTGGTCGATCCGGAAAAGCCGCCCGTGCGCCTGGACATCGGTCCGAGCTTCGGGTCCTACGGCGGCCCGCAGATCCGGCGAGGCTGACATGGTGGACTTCGATCAGGTCAACGTCGCCATCAACGGGGCCTTCGGCGAAGACCTGGTCTACCAACCCGCCGCGGGCGGCCCGCCCAAGCCCATCACAGGCGTCTTCACCGACGCCTACAAGATGCCGTTTCAGAACGGGGAGGGCGGCATCGGCTGGACAACGACGGCGCCCAGTGTGGGTGTGCGGCTGGCGGACCTGCCGGCGGCGCCCGCCAAGGACGACCGCATCACGCGCGTCAAGACCGGCAACACCTATCTGGTGTTCGACCAGAAGCCCAACGGCATCGGCTGGGTCCACATCGAGCTGAAGAAGGCCTCATGACCACCACCAACCAACTGCGCACGCTCGCCGTCGAGGCGCTTACCGGCACCACGGACGCGGGCGTGCGCGTCTATTCGCCGCGCGACCAGGCGAGCTGGGACGGAGAGTATCCCGTCTTGTTCATCCGGACGAACGACGAGAGCGGCGAATCGTTCGGCCGCAACGGCGCCCCGGCGTTCACGGTCACGTCGACGCTGCTCGTGCAAGGCCGTATGACTCATGCGGGGGAGCCGAACGACGCCGGCGCGGCGGCGCTGCTGGTTGCGCTGGAAACCTTGCGCGACCAGATCAAAGCCGCGGTCATCAACTACCCGCCGCTGATGGCGGAGTTGAATCAGTTTTCGTTTTTCCGCACACGGATCGAAGCCGGCCCTGACGAAGCCGGGGACCACCTTGGCTCGATCACCGTGGAGCTGGGCCTGGAATTCGTCCAAGGCCCGGAAGACTTCTTCCCCGTGCCCACCGTCCCGCTGACCGGCATGGACGTCCGTATCCAGGAGCCCGACGGCACCACCGTCCCCGGCCTGACCATCGACCTGCCCCAATAGGAGCAACGCATGTACATCAAACCCGCCGCCGGGCTTCGAGTGATCGACCCGGTGCGTAAGCAATTCATGCCCGCCGAGGGCATGGAAGTGGACGAGCACGACTTTTACTGGGCGCGCCGCCTCCGCGACGGAGACGTCGTGCGGGCCACCCCGCCCGGCGCCTCGCCGACCAACAAGCCCGCCGCCGACCAGGCGCCGGCCGCCTCGACCGACAAAGAGGGCAAGTAAATGTCGATCCAGTTCCCCAACATCCCGCAGAATATCCGGGTGCCGCTCTTCTACGCGGACATCGATCCGAGCCGGGCGAATACCGGCCAGATCAATCAGCGCGCGCTGATCATCGGCCAGATCACCTCCAGCGGCACGGGCGTGGCCGGCAAGCCGGTCATCTGCCAGGGCGCCAATGAAGCCAAGACCGTGGGCGGCCAGGGTTCCATGCTGGCGCTCATGACGCAGGCGTACCGCGCCCGGGATAGCTTCGGCGAGGTCTGGTATCTGCCGCTGGCTGACGACGCCAGCGCGGTGGCCGCGACGGGCTCGATCAACTTCACGGCTGCCGCCACCGCCACCGGCGTGCTGTCGCTGTACATCGCAGCCTTCGCCGGCTCGCCGGTAGTGTCGCTGGTATGCACGCCCACGATGACGCCCGCCCAGCTGGCGACGGCGCTGGCGGCCCAGATCAACGCGCTGGCGGACTTGCCGGTCACCGCGGCGGTGGATCAGACCACAACGTCGAAGGTGAACCTGACGGCCAAGAACAAGGGCCTGGCAGGCAACGACATCGACATCCGCCTGAACTACTACGGCGCGCTGAACGGCGAGTCGCTGCCGGCTGGCCTGACGGTCACCATCACCCCCATGGCCGGCGGCCTGGTCAACCCGGTCCTGACGGACGCGCTGGCCAACCTGGGCGACATGCTGTTCGATTTCATCGCCATGCCGTACAACGACGCGACGTCGCTGAACGCTGTGAAGGCGCTGTTGTCCACCACGACGGGCCGTTGGAGCTGGTCCCAGCAGCTTTTCGGGCACGCCTTCGGCGGATACCGCGGCACGTTGGGCCAGGCGCAGACCTTCGGCGCGACGCGCAACGATGAGCACGTGTCGCTCATGCCGTTCAACGATGCGCCCACGCCGAGCTGGATCCTCGCCGCCGATCTGACGGCGGCCGCCGCGGTGTCCTGCCGCGCCGATCCGGCCCAGCCGATGCAGACGGTGACGCTGGCCAGCTTCCTGCCGCCGCCCATCGAGTCGCGCTTCCAGCTGACCGACCGCAACACGCTGCTGTATACGGGCATGAGCACGTTCACGGTCGCCGACGATGGCACGGTGGCGATCGAAAACCTGATCACGACCTACCAGACGAACAGCTTCGGCCAGCCGGACAACAGCTACCTCGAGGTCGAGACCATGCACACGCTGACGGCGGTGCTGCGCCGGCTGAAGTCGGTTGTCACCACGAAGTACGCCCGCAAGAAGCTGGCGGCCAACAGCACGCGGCCGGCTCCCGGCTCCAACATCGTGACGCCCAACACCATCCGCGCCGACCTGGTCGCCGATTACCAAGCGATGCAGGACGACTCGGGCTGGGTGCAGGGCGCGGAGGTATTCGCCCAGGGCCTGGTGGTGGAGCAGGACCAGAGCAACCCGAACCGGGTGAATGTGCTGTATCCGGCCATCCTGATCGACCAGCTGCGGATCTTCGCCTTGCTGATGCAGTTCAGCAACATCGTGCCGGCCACGGCCGCGGCGTAAGCCCGGCCCCGCGCGTTAACAAGCCGCCTTCGGGCGGCGTTTTCATTTCAGGAGCCGCAACATGGCAAAGCTTCTCGCCGGCACCGCGCAAATTACGGTCGACGGCAATTCCTACATGCTCCAGGGCGCCGCGAAGTACGGCGTCTCGAAGGTGCGACGCGAGTCCCTGACCGGGATGGACGCGTACCACGGCTACAAGGAAACGATCATCCCTGGCTTTATCGAGGGCACGTTCCGCGATGACGGCGGCCTGGTCGTGGCCAATTTCAACACGATGGGCAACGTCACGGTCGTCCTGCAGCTGGCCAACGGCAAGACGATCGTGGGCCGCAACATGGCCTGCGTCGACGCGCAGGAAGTGGACAGCACCGAGGCCACCTTCGACCTGAAGTTCGAAGGCCCGTCCGTCACCGAACAAACCGCGAGCTGATATGCCGAAAGCAAAAGAACTGCAGGACGAAATGACCCTGGTGCTGCGCAAGCCCGTCACGCTGAGCGACGGCAAGGGCGGGGAATCCACGGTCTACGAGCAGCTGTCGCTGCGCGAGCCGCTGGTTGAAGAAATGCTGGTCTTCTCCCAGAAGGCTGCCAAGGATCCGGGCGACGCCGTGCGCCACCTCATCGCCAAGATTTCCGGCGTGCCGCTGGCGGTGATCAACAAGATGCGCGCGCGCGACTTCACCGAGGCGTCGAACTACCTGATGGCCTTCATGACGCCCGAAGACGCCAGCGACGATCCGGACTCGGAAGACGAGGCGGCCGGGGAGGGTGGCACGGGAAACTGAAGCGGCTCCCACCCGAGTGGGAGCTGATGGTCGCGGCGACCGCGAAGTACTACGGGTGGTCGCCGTCTGAAACGAAGGCGCTCACCCTGAGCGAGATCCGTCGCTGGCATGAATGGGCGATGGAATTGGAAAAGCGTAATGGCTAACGATCTGGTATTTCGGATCACCGCGGTCGACAACGCGACCAAGGTGGCGAAAGGTGTGCGCAGCGCGCTCGCCCGCGTCACGGATCCCATTGGCAAGCTGACCAATCGCCTGGCCCGCGCGGGCCGGCTGGGGACCGCGGCCTTCGAAAAGGCCGCCGCCGGCATGCAAACCGTTGCGCTGGGTGCGCGGACCGTGTCGGATCGCATCGCCTCGATCATCCCTGGCATGACGGCCCTGACCGGCCTGGCCGGCACGGCGGGCATCGGTGCCCTTGCCGAGCGGTGGGGCAACCTGGGCTTCCGGCTGGCCAGCACTTCGCGGCAGCTGGGAATGTCCACGCAGAGCCTGCAGGCGTGGCATTACGCAGCGCAGCGCGCGGGCGTGACGGCGGAGCAGTTCGACCAAAGCATGCTGTCGTCCCAGAACACCATCCGCGAGGCGGCCTTCGGGGCGAATCCCCAGGCCATGATGCTGCTCAGCCGCTTGGGCGTGCAGATCTCGAAGGGCAAGGACGGCCAGATCGATTATCAGAAGACCCAGCAGGACATCTTGACCGCGCTGCAGCAGGTGAAGAATCCGGCCGGCCAGCGCACGGCGGCGGATGCTCTGGGTGTGGGCGCGCTGTTGCCCATGATCCAGCGTGGCACCTTCAACGCCGATCGGCAGCGGGCCGTCGCCAACGGCTACGCGCCGAGCGAGGACGCCATCCAGCGTGCCGCAGCGTTCCGCGACCGACTGAACGACCTGAGCAGCGGCGCAAGCGCGCTGGCCAACACCATCGGCGACAAGCTGGTGCCGGTCCTGACGCCCATGGTGGAAAAGCTGTCGGCCTGGCTGAGCGAGAACCGCGTCGACATCGCGAACCGATTCGCGGACGCAGTGGGCAAGTTCACGGCCTGGATCAACAGCGTGGATTGGGGCGGCTGGTACGACCGTATCAACAAAGTGGTGGACGCCTTCGGCGGGTGGGGATCTGTGCTGCGGGATATCGTGGCGCTCAAGATCGCCGGCGTCATCCTCGGCTGGTCCGCCGCGCTGCTGGGCCTGGTCGCTAACCTCGGCGCCGCCGCGACGGCGATGAAGGCCTTCAAAACCGAAGCGGCGGTGGGCGGCGCCGGCGGCCTGGGATTCCTGGGTAAGGCCGGGCTGGCGGGCGTCGCCTCCGAGATCGCGCTGGAGGTGGCAAAGCAGCTGGGCCTGCCCGACGTGAACAAGTCGCAGGGCGAGCAAGATGTCCAGAACGGCAATTGGTGGGCTGCGTCGACGCACCTGTCGGCGGGCGACTTCCTGACGGCGGCCCGCGACCACATCTTCGGCAACCCAGGGAAGGCCGCGCAGTCAGCGGCCAATCCGCAGAGCGCCGAAATCATGCGCCAGTTCATGGCGATGGGCGTCTCCAGGAAGGTCGCGGCCGGCCTGGTCGGCAATGCTTGGCAGGAGTCGCACGATTTCAACCCGCATGCCGTCGGCGACGGCGGCCAGGCCTACGGGATGTTCCAGTGGCATCCCGATCGCCAAGCCAACTTTGCACGATGGGCCGGCCATGATATCCGACAGTCCACGCGCGAAGAGCAGATGCAGTTCAAGCTGTACGAGCTGCGCCAGCAGATGGGCGGCAAGCTGTGGGACCGGATCAATTCCGACTCCACCGCAGCGGAGGTGGGGGCGGATATCTCCCGGTTTGACCAGCGTCCAGGCACGTCGCCGGCCGCCAAGGCTCAGGAAGCCAAGAACCGCGCCGCCTACGCCCAGGCGATATACGACGCGCCTGACGCGCCCGCAGGGGCGCCTGCCGCGGCGGCACCCGGCGCCACGCCGCCGGCGCCTTCCGCCGCCGGGCAGGCCACAGCACCCGACGTGCAGTCGATGGTTTCGGCCTTCGATGAATCGCTACGCAAGCTGGCGCTGCACATCAACGTCAGCGCGCCGGCGGGCACGCGCGTGGAAACGGCCGAACAGCACTATTCGCGCATCACCTACGCCATGCCGGGCGGGAACCTACCATGAGCACATCATCTGACCTACTGAACGTCGTCGGCAGCATCGGCGGCGTCGCCAATGCCGTCGACAACCTGTTCGGGCCCTCGGCGGGCAGTTGGGAAGCGTCGCTGCAGCAGGCTTCCTTCGGCGGCGTTCCGTTCGGCGTCAACGAAGCGCGCACGCGCGCGGGCCGGCGCCAGGCGGTGCATTGGTACCCCTATCGTGATGACGCATGGGCCGAAGATCAGGGAAAGCTTCCGCGCCAGTTCCGCGTGAACGGCTTCCTGGTCGAAAACAGCCTGGTATATGGTGGCGGTGGCGTTATTGCTCAGCGCGAGCGGCTGCTGGCGGTATGTGAGGCCGCGGGCACCAAAACCCTGGTCCACCCCACCTTCGGGACGATCAAGAGCGTCAGCTGCCTGGAATGCGAAGTATCCGAGCGCAAGGACCTGGGCCGCGTGTTCGAGTTCACGCTCGTGCTGCTGGTTACCGGGGAGCGCAAGTATCCCGGCGCGACGCAATCGACGCAGGACCTGCTGAAGGCGGCGGCGCAAAAGACCCGCCTGCAGGCGCTGCTCGACTTTGCCAACACGGTGAAGACCGTCGTCCAGAAGGGCGCGGCGGTGGTGCAGCAAGCCGTTTCCACCGTGCTGCGGTACTACCAGACGGCCATCGGGATCGTGAACGGCGTGCGGCGCGTCTTCAACGCGGTGTCCACGCTGTCGGGGAACTTCGGCCGGCTGTTCGGCGGCGGGAATTCCGGCTACTCAGGATCCAATCAGCACGCCTCCGCCTCGTCTACCGCGACGGACCTGCTTGCGGCGAACGTCGCGGCTAGCGGGGCTGTGGTCGCCGCCGGCGGCGCGCTGCAGCTGGCGGCGGCCAATATTTCGGATACCGACGCCTACGGCGCCGCGGCCGACACCTTTGTCACGGCCGTGGCGGCCACCGCTGCGGACCCGGCCGACGGCATTTCGATGCTTGCCAAGCTGGCGGCGTTCCAGCCGGCGGGAACGACCACCGATTCCCCGATCGGGCAGGCCATGGCGGCGATGAACAACGCCTGCGCGGCGCACCTGCGGCGCGTGGCGATCGCCTCGCTCGCGGAGACCGTGGCTACCTACCAGCCCGCATCCCAGAACGACGCGATCGCGGTTCAGACGGCGGTGACGGCGGTCATCGACGCAGAAATCTTGATCGCCGGCGACGCGGGCGACGACGCCAGCTATGACGCGCTGCGCGAGCTGCGGCAGGCCGTCGTGGCTGACCTACAGGCGCGCGGCGGCGATCTGGCGGCGATGGGCAGCTTTTCCTTCAACGGTTCGCTGCCCGCCCTGGCGATCGCCAACCGCATCTATCGCGACCCGACCCGCGTCGACGGCCTGGTGCGCCAGGTCAATCCCATTCACCCGGCATTCATGCCGCCCGCCTTTGAGGCCTTGGCCAGCTGATGGAAGACGACCTGACCCTGCGGGTATCCAGTTGCACGCGCAACGGGAACGGATACACGCTTTCGAATCCCAGGATCCTGGGCGGCTGGCAGGAGGTCCGCTTCACGCGCAGTATCGAGCGGTGCCCGTCGGCGTTCATGGTCACCATGACCGAACGGTATCCGATGGCGGACCCGCCTGAAGTGCAGATCCAGCAGGGCGACTACTGCGAGGTCTATCTTGGGCAGGACCATGTCTGCACGGGCTGGGTGGATCGCGTCATGCCCAGCATTGCGCCTGGCGCGCACCAGGTGATCGTGACAGGGCGCAGCAAATGCGCGGACATCGTGGACTGTGCCGCGGTGCACGAAGGTTTCCAGATATCGAATTCCACGGCGCTGGCGATCGCTCAGACCTTGTGCAAACCGTTCTCCATCGGCGTGACGTTAGCGCCCGGGACGGATCAGGGCGGCGTGGTGCCCCAAGTCGTCATCCTGGCGGGTGAAACCGCCTACGACATCATCGAGCGTGTTTGCCGGTACCAGGCGGTCCTGGTTTACGACACGCCGACCGGCGACCTGCTGATATCCGGTATCGGGCTGGAAAGCGCCGCGAGCGGCTTTCAGGAAGGGGTGAACGTGCAGCGCGCTGCGGCGGTGTATTCGATGGACCAGCGCTTCAGCGATTACTACGCCATCTACCAGGGTATCGATCTGTTCAGCGACGTGGGCGGTGCCGCGAACCAGATCGCGCATTTGACGGACCCGGGTGTGCGGCGGTACCGGCCGCTGGTCGTGCTGTCGGAGAGCATGATTGGCGGCAGCGTCATCGCGCAGAAGCGGGCGCAGTGGGAAATGTCGCGGCGGGCAGGGCGTTCATATGCCATGCGCGTCGAAACCGACTCGTGGCGCGACGTGAATGGCAAGCTGTACACGCCCAACACCCTGGCGCCGCTGATCCTGCCCACGCTCAAACTCGGCTCGCCGCAAAGCCCGGTGCCGTGGCTGATTTCCGAGGTCACCTATAAGCGCGGCATCGCCGGCACGACGTGCGACCTGATCCTCATGCCGCCGGAAGCCTTCCAGCCGCAGCCATTCACATGGGTCCAGTTCGGGCCCGATCAGCAAATCGGATGACCTATGGAACACATCATCGAGCGGCTATTTCGCCGCATCCAGATGCTGGCCGGGCGCGGCCGCGTCACGCAGGTCGATGACTCCGGGCCCGTCCAGACGATGCAGGTGCAGGCCAGCGGCCTGGAGCTGGCGGACAAGCGCGCGCGGCCGCAGGAATTCGGGCTGACGTCTAACCCGCCTACGGGCTCCGATGCCGCGCTGCTCGCGCTGGCAGGCGACCGCACGGCGGTGATGGTGGTGGGCGTGAACCATCAGCCCAGCCGGCCGCGCAACCTCTCCCCCGGCGAGACGAAGCTGTACAGCCAGGACGGCAAGTATGTCTACCTGACTGCCTCCGGCGGCATCGTGGTGGACGCCAATGGTCAGGACGTCGTGGTGAACAACGCCAAGGACGTCACCTGGAACCTGAGCGGCAAGCTGAAATTCGTGGCTCCTGGTGGCGTGGAGTTCGTCACGCCGCTGGTCGCATCGACCGGCGACATTCAAGACAACACTGGCAGCAACGACAAGACGATGGCGGGCATGCGCGAAATCTACGACATACACACGCACCCGGTGCGCAATGTGCAATCCGGCGGCAGCACCGTCACCTCCGACGCACCGAGCCAGCAGCAATGAGCGATATCACCATCGTATGGGACGACGCGGCCTCGCACGGCGATTGGGTACTGGTGGGCGCCGACCTGCTGGTCGGTGGCGACCTGGCCACCGCCATGCTGATCAGCGTGTTCTCGGACGCCATGGCGGCGCCGGACGACGTCATACCTGACGGCACGGGCGACCCGCGCGGCTGGTGGGGCGACCAATTCGACGCCGACAACCCGATCGGCAGCAAGCTCTGGCTGCTCGATCGCGCCAAGCAGACGCAGGACACGCTCAACCGCGCCTATGCCTACCTGGCCGAATCACTGCAATGGCTGATCGATGACGGCGTCGTGGCGCGATTCGACATCAGCGTGGAGTGGGTGCGGACCAGCTTCCTGGGCGCCCAAATCGTGGCCTACGCGCCCGGCGGCGGCGTCCTTCACACCGGAAAGTATCTCTGGGCCTGGAACGGAATCAACTGACATGCCATTTTCCCGTCCTACGCTGTCGGACCTGCGCAAGCAGGTCATGGCCGATATAAACGCATCCCTGTCGGGCGCCAATGCGCTGCTGCGCAAGTCCGTCCTGTATGTGCTGGCCATCGCTATGGCGGGCCTGGCCTTCCTGCATTACGGATACATCGATTGGATCGCGCTGCAGGCGGTGCCATGGACCGCCACGGGCGAGTATCTCGCCGCCTGGGGGGCGCTTAAGAACGTCTTCCAGAAGGACGCCGTGCCGGCGAAGCTGACTGTGCAGTTCACCGGCACAGCGGACACGCTGATCAGCTCAGGCATCAACGTGCTGCGCGCCGATGGCGAGGCATACACCATCCTGGAGTCCGCGACGGTCGGCGGAGACGGCACCGCGATCGTCACCGTGGAAGATACCGTGGCGGGCGCCTTGGGCAACTGCGAGATCGGCACGCAGCTGACGCTCGGCACGACAATCGCGGGCATCCAGTCCACCGGTACCGTCACCGGCACGATCACCACGGGCGTGGATACGGAAACGCCGGAGGCATTCGGCGCGCGCGTGATTGCGGCATTCCAGCAGACGCCACAAGGTGGTGATCGGGACGATTATGTGACCTGGGCGCTGGCGGTCCCCGGCGTCACCCGCGCCTGGTGTTCGCCGAACGGCTTCGGCGCCGGAACGGTGGTCCTGCGGTTCATGATGGACGTTGCTCAGGCAGCGCACGGCGGCTTTCCGCAAGGTACCAATGGCGTTTCCCAGTTCGACCAAGGGCCCGACGGCCTGCCGCGCGACGTGGTGGCCACCGGCGACCAGCTGACCCTGGCGGACGCCATCATCGATGAACAGCCAGTAACGGCGCTGGTCTTCGCGTGCGCGCCGATCGAGAACAGCCTGCAGTTCACGATCTCGGGCTTGTCGACCAGCAGTTCCGCCACGCGCGCCGCCATCGCCTCCGCGGTGTCCGACGTGCTGTTCCGCAACGGCGACCCGCGCGCCGGCACCATCAACCTGAACGACATCGAGGCGGCGATCAACAGCGTGCCGGGCACGGCCGGATGGCTGATGGTCGAGGTGACCGGCACAGTCAACGGCGTCGTGACGGTGTATCCCGGAAACATCACCGGCAGCATGGGCGAATTGCCCACGCTGGGCGGCATCAACTACGTGTAGAGGCGCCATGGCACTGAACCTTCGCGCCGCGGACTTCCTGCAGGCGTTCCTCAAATGTTTGCCGCGCGGCCGCGTATGGTCGCGCGACCTGGACAGCGTACAGAACCGTGGGCTGCTGGGGCTCAACACGATCTACGAGACCAACACAGCGCGCGCCAACCAGCTGCTGGTCGATGCGTTCCCCGGCACGACCTTTGAACTACTGCCGGAGTGGGAATCCACGCTCGGCCTGCCAGATCCCTGCGCCGGCCCGGCGCCGACGATAGATGCGCGCCGCAAGCAGGTCGTCGCGCGGCTGACGGCCACCGGCGGCCAGTCCGTCGCGTATTTCACGTCGCTGGCGAAAAAGCTGGGCTACGAGATCACGATCACGCAGTTCATGCCTTCGCGGTTCGGAAAACGGTTCGGCACGCCATTCGGCGGTACCGACTGGGCGCACGCCTGGCAGGTCAACGCGCCAAGCTTCACGGTCAATCATCTGCGCTTCGGCGATTCCTTCGGCGTGCCGTTCGCCTACTGGACCAACAACGTCCTGCAATGCGAGCTGCAGGCCGTCGCGCCGGCGCAAACCATCCTGAATTTTTCCTACTCGGAGTAACACGAATGGATCGACTTATCGCGCCCGGCACGGTCGACGCCGCGCATGCTGATGTGGCGCCGGCTACAGGCACGCCAGGGTACGCAACAGACGGCAATCCGGCCACCAACACGCCGGCGACGCAATGGCCAGCGTATGCATTCAATGCCATCCAGGAAGAACTGCTCGCCGTGATCCTGGCAGCGGGCCTGACGCCCGACCGGAACAACAATGCGCAGCTGCTGGAGGCGATCCAGGGCGTCGCACACCTCGGCATTACGGCCATTTCGGGCTTGACGAACGCCAACGTGTCCCTGTCCGACCTTCAGGCGGCCAAGCCCATCATCACCCTGGCCGGCACGCTGACCGGGAACATCCAGATCATCTTCCCCGCCACGCAGCAGCGATGGCTGGTCGTGAACGCCACGACCGGGAGTTTCACGGTGACGTGCAAGACCGCGGCGGGCACGGGCGTCGCCGTAGCCCAGGGCGGCGGCGCGCGCGTGTATGGCGATGGCACGAACATCGTGTTGCCGGCGGAGCAGGTCGGGACCCCGACCGCATCGTCGCAGGCAGTACCGCTCAGCCGCCTTGGAGCGATCGCGCCGGTATGGTCGACATCAAGCGGAAGCACGGTCGTTCCAGCGGGTGTATTTCGAGCCAAGCGCCAAATATGGGGCCCGGGAGGCGGCGGGGGCGGTGTCGGTACGGTTGGGGCCAATGGAGCGGCTGGGGGTGGGGGCGGCGGGTATGCCGCCGATTACATCAGCGTGAACCCTGGGGACACCATCTCCTGGACGATTGGTGCACCAGGCATCGCCGGTGGTGCTGGTGGTACTGGCGGCGCTGGTGGCACCACGTCATGCGGCCCGCTTTCGGCGACTGGGGGTGGCGGGGGCGGTCCGAACGGCGCCGCTTCTGGAGGCGCCGGCGGTATCGGGTCGGGAGGGGCGATCAACCTGATGGCGTCCTCCGGGAACGCTGGATCCATCGGCGGATCTTCTGGCGGCGCGGGTGGTGGCGCCCCCTTTGGCGCGAGCGGCGGCGGAGCCGGTACTGGCGCGAGTACCGGCGGCGTCAGCCCGGGAGCAGGCGGTTCGGGCCGCGGAGGCGGATCGACAGGCTCCGGCGGTACCGGCGGTAACGGGGCGATCCTGATCGAGTTCTTTTAGGAGGTTGTCATGGACCAAATCTACGCGCTGGTCGAGAACGGAACGGTTGTGAACACGGTTGTGTGGAACGGCGACACGAGCATATGGTCTCCGCCGCCAGGACAGGACGCGATCTTGATCAAACCCGAAGACGGTGCCGTGTCCATCGGATGGGGCTACGTAGACGGGAAATTCGTGGATCCTAGCGGGGCGCAACAGGCGTGAGTCGGTAGAGTTTCATTCCGTCCTCGCTCGTCGCCTGCAACCGGTAGGCAGTCAGTGCCGAGTCCAGCAGCGCATAGTCGAAGCCTTCACCAGGCCGCACGAACACGAGTTCCGGCGCGATCGTCTTAAGGCGTTCTGCGAGCCGCAGCTTATCGGTCTCTTCGAAGGATTCAATGATGCCAGGACCCGGGATCGGCGAGGCAATCCCCAGCAGGCCATAAATGCTGGCCTGATTGGGGGCGAATATCGCCGGCGCCCGATCGGGACTGATGGCCATTTTCGTGCGTATGAAGTCGACGTTTCGAGTGAATGGCGTTTGCGCCGGCGCGAGGACGGTTTCCCAATGTTTCGCCACCGTGAGCCCGATGATAGGAATGAGCCAGACGAGGTAACCGCCGATGATCACCGCCGCAATTGTGGGCGGTGCCATGACCGCCCCCTCGATTGACATCCATCCCGAACGGCGAATCCGGCCCAGCAACCTATCAGCCAGGATTGCCGCGCACAGCAGTGCTGGCCACGCCACGGCGCCCAGGACTAGGTCGTGCGCCCGATGCTGGTAATACGGAAATAAGCCCAGCCCCATAATGGCCAGGTACAAGCACAGTGATCGCCACAGCGATGTTTTGGACCGAGTCCGCGCCATAAAGACGACAATGCAAGCAACATACGTCGCGATGACGGCCATCCACGGATGTGGGTAGACCGGCATCAGTATGGTGTATGCGCCGTTGAGATAAAAAAGCTTCTGGTAATGGAAGACCTCGGACCAGTGAATCGTCGCATTGGCAGTGGCCTCCATATACGCAACGAACATCGCGATCGCGATGATGGCGCCCATCACAGAAGCGAGACCATGCCAGGCTAGTCTGCGCCTATCGGCCCTGTCGCCGGATATTGTGGCGAGGACGACGTATCCGAGAAATGCGCCGAGGCATGGTATGCCGGAATCCACGTTCCAAGCGATGCCGAACCCGCTTACGGCGCCAATCAGGGCTGAGTAGGCGGCGGTGCTGCTTTGATCCAAATAGCGCCAGAAGAGCAGAACGGAAATCGCCGGGAATATGGTGCGAAGCGGGAAGTATTGGAGGTACGGGTCATTGAAGTGAGCCCATACGAAATTGGACAGTAATAGCGCTGTTGCCAACCACACCGTTTTAACCGCCCAAGACTGCACGACGCGCGCGGCGACGTAGGCCAATGCAAGAAACGCACACGCGGATAGGGCGCCGAATATGCCGGTAACCGTCACGATGGAGAACCCGGTCGCCCTTAAGATTGGGGCGATGAATGTTGCATAAAGGCCGTATTGAGCCGGCAGATCAGCCAGCAGAGTTTTGCCAGCGGCCACCTGTGATATCGAATAGGCGACCGCATCGAAGTTGGTTGCCCATGGTGTCGCATCGTTGAGCGCAGAAATCCCGCTCACACAGTAGGAGAAGATCACGGCGGCACATATCAATATGCCCGTGCGCCAAGCCTGCTGGCTAATGGCTCCAGCGGCGGAGCGGTCACGCCGGTCGATCCATATGAGAAAGATAGCGAAAGCTGTTGCCGTGGCGATCAGATATGACGGGTTGAGAATGTTGACGGGAAGCACCCAGGCTGCAAGAGCCCGGACGGCCGGAACCATGGCGGCGCAGAGTGCTGCCCATCCCAGCGCGGTGAGCTGAAGCAGATGCCGGCGGCCGGCGACAGAGCCGCGCTGGAAGGACTTCGTTGCCGCGTAGCAGAACGGCAGCAGCAAGATCACGAACCACGTATATGTCCGTCGCTGAAATATCGCGTCCGCCAAAGGCGGGCTGGGATCCGGTGCGCCCGGCGGACTCACCATCAAGGAATGGATGAATATGGTCGCGAAGATTGCGGCGAACAACAGCGCATAACGATGCTGATTCGGAATTGTGTCAAGAGCTGGTGGCGAAACACGGTTATTTTCGGCGGCCATTTGGATGGGTTTATGTCGTGTGTTTTGCCGGATTTTAACCACGTCCGATTTTTGAATATTTCCCCGCCTCGGCGGGTTTTTTACGTCCATAGGAGCACGTTAATGGATTGGTCAGGTTTGGTGGTCACTGTGGCCGGCCTGTTTCTAAGCGGCTGCGGCATCGTGCTGTGGTCGCTCTACGTGAAGGTGCAGCGCCAAGGCGAGGACACGGCCAAGGAGCTTGCCGACCATAAGCTGTATGTCGCACAGCACTACGTCACGCAAAACGAGCTGACCAAGGCGGTGAACAGTCTCGAGCGGTCGATCGAGCGCCTCATCGAAGCGGTCGATCGCAACTCCAGGGAAACGCGCGAAGGCATCTCGGAGATCCACCGTCGCATCGACGGGAAAGCAGACAAATGACGCCGCAGGAATTCATCGCGGCTATCGCGCCGGCCGCGCAGGCATCTGCGGCACACAGCAAGATCCCGGCCAGCTTCACCGTGGCACAGGCTGCGCTGGAATCGGCCTGGGGGCGGTCTCAGCTGGCGCGCGAAGCGTTCAACCTGTTCGGGGTGAAGGCCGCCGCCGCATGGCAGGGCGACGTGCTGGAGCTGCCCACGCGTGAATACCTCAACGGCCAGTGGGTCACCGTGCCGGCGCGCTGGCGCCGCTACCCGGACTGGCTCGCGTGCATCGATGACCACGCGGCGTTCCTCCTGCAGAACCCGCGCTATCGGCCGGCATTCCAGTTTCGAGACGGGCCGCGCTTTGCGTCGGCGGTAGCCAAGGCCGGCTACGCGACGGACCCGACATACGCGGCGAAGATCATTTCCATCATCCAGGGCCGCGGGCTCGCCGCGCTGGACGCCGCCTAACCCATCCCATTCTCGCTTTTCCCCTGCCGCCTTCGGGCGGCTTTTTTTCGTCCCGCCGTGGCGCCGGGCCCGCGCCGCATCCTGTAGGAGCAATCGTGAAAGCTGTGTACATCAAGTTGACCATCGCCGCCGTGCTGTTTCTGGCCTGGATCGCGCTCGTCGCGCTGAAGGTACCCGGATCCGAAGACCTGGTCTCGTTCATCAAGACCGCGCTCGAGGGCCTGGGGCTGTACCACGCTGCGACGTTCATGCCTGGCGTGTCCGGAGCCGTGACGTCGCTATCCGAGGGACAGGCGCTGCTCGCGCCGGCGCCCATCACGTTGGACGCGTCGTCGGTCTCCGTGACCGGCCAGGTGTCCCCGCCCACGCCGGCGGCTTCGCAATGATCCGAGCGGCCATCGCGCTGGCGCTGGCCAGCATGCTTGCGGGCTGCGCCAGCCTGACGGACGCCGGCATCGCCCACTACCAGGTCAGCACGTTCTACGACGTCGCCGCCGGCCGGGTGTTGTGTTGCAAGGCCGACATCCGCAACGGCAAGAACATCGACCGCGTCCAGCTGCATGTGCGGCGCACGGCCGCCGACGACTGGACCGTTGATCTCACCGAAATCCGCATCGACGCATCCACCGGCCAGGGCATCGCCGCCCAGGCCGCCGCGGGTGTCGCTGGTGCTGTCTCCAATGCGGCTGCATCCGCTGCCGTGCAGATCATCAATCCCGTGAGAGTCCCATGAAATCGAAATTCCGCATCGTTCTGCTGGCGGCCTCGGCCGCTATTTTTTCGTCCATCGTCGCCGGCTGCGCCACGCAGCAGGCATCCAACCTGCAGGGTAAGATCGCGGCCGCGTGCCCCGTGGTGCAGGTGGCCCTGGCCAATGTCCAGGCCCTGGGCACCGATCTGGGCCAGCCGGTCCAGGACAAGATCGCCGCGGCGGCGCCCGTCATCGCACAGGTCTGCGCGGGCAATGCCACCATCGATACGGCGAGCCTGGCTACGCTGGTGCAGACCGGCCTGCCCGCGCTGATAGCCGACGTCAACGCCACGTCGCTGGCCGGCGACAAGAAAGCGCGCGTCGTGACGGCCCTGGCGCTCGCTCAGATCGCTTTGACGTCGGTGGTGCAACTGGCACCCCAGCCCACGGCCAGCGTCGCGCCGGCGCCGCAATGAGTCGTTTCCTCGGCCGGCTGGAGCTGGAAGAAGCGGACGGCACGGACGACGGCCAGTGGCTGCTAGAACGGCCGCTGACCTACGAGTCCGACGTGGCGTGCCGCACGTTCACCGTGCCGGCCCGCTTTCGCACGGACTTGGCATCGGTGCCGCGGCTGCCCATCGCGTACTGGCTGTGTGGCGGCGCGGCCAGCAAAGCAGCGGTCGTCCATGACTTCCTGTACGCGACACGACCCGTGGCGCGGCGTATCGCTGACGCTGTCCTGCGCGAGGCCTCGGCAGTCACCGGCGTGCCGGTGTGGCGCCGGTGGTTGATGTGGGCCGGTGTCAGGGCCTTCGGCTGGATCTACTGGCGCGCCTGATTCTTGCGCTCAGGGCTTCCGCTTCTTGCGCAGCGGTGCCATCAATTCCTGCTTGATCTCGCCGACCTCCACCACACAGGGCTCTGCCGCCAGGTCGCGCTGAAACTCTTCCCACACCTGGTCCAGGCAGTTGCCCGGCTTCGGGAAGCGTTCGCGCAGTTGTTCGGCACGCAGCAGCATGGCGCGCAGTCGCTTGATCTCGTGCAGCAGGGCGACCACGTCCGACCAGACGACCTGGTCCTGGTAGGCGCAGGGCGCCCGCCCGGGCGTCATCTCGTAGCGGGCCCGGATGCGGGTCAAATCGTCATGGGTGAGGGGCGGCCGAAACGGCATGGTGGAGCATGGTGCTGTATGGATAAACAGTATATGCCGACTGCCGCCGCTCGCTGCCGTGAGAGTCCTTTTGCGGAGCAGATCCAAAATTGCGGAGCAAACAAAAAGGCCCGCATCGCTGCGAGCCTTGATCTGTCTGGAGGCGCAAGCCGGAATCGAACCGACGTACACGGATTTGCAATCCGCTGCATAACCACTCTGCCATTGCGCCTGTGTTGCCTTGTTTGGCCAACTTGTTGACCAACTCTCCCCGTTCGAGCGAAATGTACCGGTCGCCGGAGTGAAGCCCAGCATTCTATCATCATCCTGGACGGGATTGCACGGGGGCGGATTCGGGCCGCGCCCGTCGCGACAGCGCCCCGCTGCCGCGGCGTGTCTTCACCTGCCGGCCGCGGGCGTGCCACGGTCCTGGCGGCGGCCATCGCCGGGTTACGATGTCGCGTCACATCAGTCCCGGTCCGGAGCCTCCATGAGTTCTGTCGACGCCTACGCCTCTCTTGAACAGACTGGCCGCGATCTGCAAAGCGGCGCCCTGACGAGCGAGGCGCTCGTCCGGCTGCGGCTGGATCGCATCCAGCGGCACGATCCCGCGCTGAACGCCTATATGGACGTCTATGCCGATTCGGCCTTGGCCGCGGCGAAGGCAGCCGATGCCTTGCGGGCGGCCGGCGTGGTGCTGGGACCCCTGCATGGGATCACGGTCGCCATCAAGGACCTGTTCGATATCGCCGGGCGGCCGGTGACCTGCGGCTCCAAATCCATGCCGCCGCGCATCCCGGACCGCACGGCGACCGTGGTCCGGAAGCTGCAAGCCGCCGGCGCGATCGTGCTGGGCAAGACCCAGACGGTGGAGTTCGCCTTCGGCGGGTGGGGGACCAACGCGTCGTTCGGCACGCCGCGCAACCCCTGGGATATGCAGGTCCACCGGGTGCCGGGCGGATCCAGCAGCGGCTCGGGCGTGGCGGTGGCGGCCGGTCTGGCCTGTGCCGCTATCGGCACGGACACGGGCGGTTCGGTGCGCATTCCGGCATCCATGTGCGGCCTGGTGGGCCTGAAGACCACGGTGGGTCTGGTCAGCCGCGATGGCCTGATGCCGCTCAGCGCCACGCTGGACACCGTGGGGCCGATGACGCATACCGTCACCGATGCCGCGCTGATGCTGGACGCCATCGCCGGGCCCGATCCGCTGGATGCTTCCACGCGCCATGCGCCCGCGCGGTCGGTGCTGCCGGGGCTGCGCGACGGTGTCGACGGCATGCGGGTCTGGGCGATGCCCGACGAAGAACGGGCCGGCATCGACGATGCCGTGCTGGCCGCCTACGAGCAGGCACTGGAGACGCTGCGCACCCTGGGCGCGCGCGTGGTGCGGCGGCCCCTGCCGCGGGGCTCCACCGATGCCATGACCATGGCGGGAGGGATCATGGCGGCCGAAGGCTATGCCGCCCTGCGCGCCATCGGCGAACGCGATGACCTGCAGGTGGATCCCTACGTGCGGCGCCGCATACTGGCGGGACGGGGCATCGGCGCCGCCGAATACATCGATCTGCTGCGGGCCAGGGAGCGCGCCAAGGCGGAAATGATGGCGGCGATGGTGGGTACGGATTTCCTGCTGCTGCCTACCACCCCTCTGCCGGCGATTCCCGTGCAAGAGGCCGACCAGGCGACCTCCACGCTGGCGCGCTTGAATCGCATGGCCAACCTGCTCGATATGTGTTCGGTGGCCGTGCCGTCCGGCTTTACCGAGACGGGTCTGCCGCTGTCGGTGCAGTTCGCCGGGCGCGGCATGGACGAACCGGTGATCCTGCGCGCCGCCTATGCCTACGAGCAGGCCACGCCCTGGCGCGCGCGCCGGCCCGTGGGCCTGGATTGA